CATATATATAATACTTGATTAAATATATTAAGCTAAATATATACAGCCAGTAATATTTTAAAATTTATTTGACAAATATATGTTAAGGGTGTATATTTACATCAACAATTTAAGCGCGGGACACACTATTGCCAAGTGTGAGCGCATATGCAGATGCCGGTTAGCCTGTACAGCTTAGAGTTTTTAAATTCTAGGTTGTGCGGGCTTTTTTATTTTATGATTTAAGGAGGTGCAGAAAATGGCAGCGAATCAACAAGACATTGAAATCTACGACAATGAGATCATGGCACAACTTAGTATTTTCTGCGAAGAAAACGGCATTGAAGACATGAAAAAAGAGAGCCAAGCAGTTTGGAATAGTGCTCTTTATTTTATTCATAAAAATGTGTTTAAAGGTGGAGTGCTAAAAAGTACAGTAAATTATAATTTAAACGGCAATAAAATACCTAGTAATTGCAATAGTTATGATTATGATAAATGCATGGATGTGTTAAATATATATATATATGATCTATGCATGAGATACGATAAAGAAGTATCTGTTATTGGTTATACTACGTTAACAGGTATTCCGGATAGTATTATATATAACTGGCGTGATGGCAATAAATTAAGCTCGGTGGCTTCGGATATATACAAAAAACTTGCAAAATACAGGGAGGAAAGTCTTTCCGATAAGCTCGTCACTGGTAGCAAGAACCCTGTCGGAGTGATAGCGGTACTCAATCGTCAGTTTGGATGGGCGAGCCCATACACGGCAGATAGTAATAGGCAAAAGCAAGCACTCACAGTGGACCAATTACCACAGTTAGGCGGGGCAAATAGTCAGAATATTAAAGCATTAACAAGTGATAGCATGGTTGATAATGCCAAGTAATTGTATATACAGCATACACAATTCTAAGCCCTTGATTTACAAGGCTTTGAGGGATGTTGAATTATTATAACTATTCACAAAACAGTTGTTTAGCGAATAATTGAAAGCATAGAAGTAAATTGTACATGCAATAGATACAATTTAAAACGCTTGATGCTTGAGGCTCGAGCAGCGCACGTATTGGAGGCCCTGGGGGTCTATATGAAAAGCGACAAACCGCCCCACTTAGTCCCCAAAATATCCGCCAAAACAAAAAGGCCTTTACCCATACCTCAATCATACCAAGCAGTATTTATTATTATAACATAAGCTATATATTAATTAAACAACATACACAATAATAATATATATACATACAATTACGATAAAATATCAGCTATATATAATATATAACAGTAAAGGAGCTAAGAGCGATGAAATTAACAGGATTTGAGTCAAGCAAAATTAATTCCGAAATGGTAAACCACCCTAGTCACTACAACTTGCCTAATCGTAAAGAGTGCATTGATGAAATGATTGACATTTACGGACTTAAGGATGTGGCTAAATGGTGTGAGATTACTGCATACAAGTGTAAGTATCATGCTAGACATGCAAGCAGCTTTACAAACTTTGTACAGGGTATGCACGAGGCGGCATGGTATACGGATAAGGCTCGAGAGCTTAAATCTAAGCGCAGATGGAAGATTTTCAGTAAGGTTGCTGACAGATACTTGCCAATGTTCATTAAAGGCATTTTTGCATGGATGATGTTATTCTGTATGCTTCATGCGATACTCTTTTCCGACCCATGCTCAATGGCTGTTTCAATAGTGTTTTTGGCTCTTGCGTGCATAACCGAGTCAATATTGAAAGAAAACGAGGTGTAAATATGTTTGTACTAAAAATTGCAACAACAGTATGGCTGGCATTAACCGCATTTGGAACGTCAAGTACCATGTTAGACGAAAAAGAGACAGTTAGCTCGAGACTTCTCGGTGCTGCGGTAATGCTCGGTCAGATACTTGCCATAGCTTTTATGTGGCAGTAAATATAGGGCATTCGCCAAGCGGTAAGGCACAGGATTTTGATTCCTGTATTCGTTGGTTCGAATCCAACATGCCCTGTTCGGGGTTTACTTGGTTCCCCGACATTGGACTTAGTAGTTCCTTTCGCCCTCATAGTGGAAAGCTGTTAAGAGCCGTCACAAGGCTCGTGAGGGTTTAATCGTGTATAATCCCACAATGCACGAGCGTGAAAATCAACCTGTCGTAAAGACATCTGTAATAGGCAGAGCAGACATATATACCCCCTTTTAATTGTTAAACTAGGGCAACTCAAATCATACGAGTCTTAGGTGAGGTGCAATCCCTCACGTGCCCTTTGCTGTAGGTTTCGTTAGTTCTTTTCCTACAGCACATACAAATTATATCTCCGGAGGGTGTTGCCACTCCTTAGACTTCACCCTCGCTATTGGCTTGTAGTTCAACAGGTAGAACGCTTGACTGTTAATCAAGTAGTTGTAGGTTCGAGTCCTATCAAGTCAGCTTGCAGAAATAAAATATAGCGTAAGATATGGTAGCAGCTACAAGGTGTTGTGTGAGATACAAGTCGGGTAAACAGCCGGGCAACACTCTACCAATAAACAACAGAAAATCATAACGCATGTCCCTGTCTAAAGGTGCCGACTAACTGTTGCATAGTATCATTTCTGCAAATAAGGGTTCTTCCCTTTAATGAAATTTTTCGTATTTTTTGCTTAAACAGAGCTGAACTAATAGCTCTGTTTATCGGCAAGTAACTCAGTGGGAGAGCAGTCGTTGACCGACTTGTCGTGGGTTCGATTCCCACCTTGCCAGTTGGTGATGTTGCCAGTACACCCCTAGTGCGTTTATTAGAGAAATGCAGACGCTAGTTAATATTCTAGATAAACCTAGCGCAGGGAACTGGATTGAGCCGCTTGCGGCTGACTAAAAAATCCTTGGGTGGGGATAACCAAGTAAAAAACCCACCGCTTGCCGATATGGGATAATGGTATTCCAGTAGCTTGCTAAGCTATCCAACAGAAATGTTGTTCGTGTTCAAGTCACGATGTCGGCGTTAGTCAGCATGACGCTGACTGTTGATGTGTATACAAAAGGGTAAGTAGCAGATGGGCAGGAGACAGGTAAACGAGTAAAAACGCATGGTTGATTTTACCTATGGGTTCAATTCCCTCCAATGTGAGCAGTGCACGGCTTATGTGTGGTTCAAATCCACACCACATCAATCATATGTCGGTTTAGTGCGAGCTGTTATATCTTGAATAGCGGTTGCGTAATGCTGACATGCTTTACTTAAAAAGTTAGAGTAGGGCGGTCTGTACGTGTTGGCACGATACAGTTTCGGAAAATAAAAGAAAACACACAAAAACAAGTTACTAGTAGGTACGCGCGACTGAAAGCAATGGGGTGAGACACTTCAAAATTCTGTAATGTGTTTTGGTTGCCTTTTGATGGAGTGTATCTTGCCTTTTCGGATAGTAGTTCAGTTGGGAGAAACCCACTGCGGTAATGGTAGTGGAGGGGGTCACAGGTTCGATTCCTGTCTATTCGATTATCAAAAAATAAGGAGATGCGTCTACGGCAAAGGGAGTTAAAACACGAAATGCCAAACTATTCCAAGAAGCATTGACGGAATATGCATACGGCAGATGTTCACAATCGAAAGCTGCAAAAATGGCTGGCATGAGCAGACCAACATTTAGGAAGTACGCAAATATGTATTTTTTAGGTATTCCATTTCCTGACACGCTGTTTAAGGCAAAGGAGAAATAAGAGGCATGTGTGAATTTTGCGAAGAGAAATTTCCTGTCGTAACACATTATGGCAAATTTAAGATTGATAAGTTGTCAAATAAACCTGTAATTACATGCGACTTGAATAAATGCCCGCCTTTTGCGGTGTGTAGCAGTAAAGATATGAATGTTGAAATGGTAATGGAAATAGCCTATTGTCCTATCTGCAGTAGAAAGTTGGTGTAGTGATGGCAGAACCTTTAAGTAAATTAGCAGAAAAATGTAAAAGTTGCCCTAAATCTGAAAAATGCGACCATAAAAGAATGGAGCTATGCGCTTTAGCGGATTTGCCACCGCAAAATCTTGCAAGTGCTACACAAGGCATTTTGATAGACAATATGTCACCTGTATTGAGGGAAGAAATAAAAAGCCCTTTAAGTCCATTTAGGTATAAAGACGAATTAGAAAAAGCACTAAATGATTTCCATTTTGGAAATATGTTTATGTATGGCGCTTAGAAAGTTAGCGAAAGAATGAAAGAAACTATTTTATATATTTCAAAATCAGAACAGGATATACGAAGCTTTCTGAAATATCTTCAATCAAAGCTAAAAGCAGAGCAAAAGGAATGTACCCTAGATGAAGAACACAATATTTTAATAGTGCCAAAATATTACGATATTGTCGGAAAGAGTATTCATGGGAACATGCCTGGTGTAGACTATGGATATTGCAAATATTATTGTTTTTCGAGAATGTGTGATAGAAATAAATATAGCAATGCAGAAAATGAAAGACTTAAAGAAATTCTTATGCACACAAGAGAGGGTGCGGAGAGAATATCGGGGCTTGATATTTTATGTATGCTAGGGTTGGTTTAAAAGGCGGTGGAAGAATGAGTAATATACATAAATTCAAAGTAGAAGCAATAGAAGGACACAGGGAATGTGCTAAAGTCACAATTGATGGCGAACAGTGCTTGTGTAGTTCGTATAAAATAGAACATTATGCTGGGAGCCTTCCAAGGGTTGATATAAACCTTACTGTCGACGTGCAATATGAGCATGATGCAGAAATCAACATTGTAAACTTGCATGAAATAGCTTCACTGATAGACAAGAAAACATTCAAGGAATTTTGCAGAGTTTGGGAGGAAGTTCACAATGAAGCATAGCAAAGAATGGCGCACTTGCGACAGGTGCGGTGTGGAAATCGAGTACAACTATAGTGCTGTTGCAAATATTGAGGTAGAAAAACAATCATACAGCCTTGGTATCTGCGGAGCTATTTATAAGAGAAAAACGCAAAGAGAAAGCAATAGTTTTGAATTATGTCCTAAGTGTAGGAGAGATTTTAAGAGGTTTATGGAAAATGACAGTTAACATGGGCGACAACGTTTATGAAATGAACATAGCTCAATTTGCAATTCTGTTAGCAACAGCGAGCAAATATATACCATTTGGCATATACGCAGTAAAGAAAGATGGTATCGCAATCATGCTGAATAACAAGTATGAGAGCAAAAACGAGCTTGATAAGGATATAGCAAAATTCAGAGATAAAGGATTTAAGGTGTATTACAATGAGCATGGCAGAAGTAATTAAATCACTAGAGCATGAAGCACTTAGAGAAGCACAATCGCAGAAACTTTGCAGTGACATATCTGGTGGTTATTCAACAAAGACACCATGTATAAGCAAAGATGATTCAATTCCGGAATGGCTTAGAAAAAATGTCGAAAAGAAATTGAGAAATCGCTTTAAGGGGCGATAATTGATGGAATTTCAGCACAGAAAAATGGTACAGGAGATAGCTGATGAAGCATTAGACAATGTTACAATCAACAATATTCCGTTTCGTGAATGGATTGATAATGTGAATAATGCTTATACAAATAAAACATGCAATCTAGCTTCTTGCCGATACAATGCAGATGGTAAATGTACCAATCAAGAAAAAAGAGAAGAATGTGTCGAAGTGTCAGAAAGGGTGTTGTGCATAAATGAAGAAAACAAGAAGTAAAATAATCATTAAAACAAGAGCTGGCGGTTACACAAAGATTTATGCCAATGGGAAATGGCAGAAGAAAGTATGTGTCATTGATTATCATGCAGAATGCAGTGGCAAAGGTGGTATAAAGGTTACTTGCGAATTTGATAGACTGAAAACTGATAAAAATGGTTCAGCTATCTACGATGAAACTGAAAAAGATTTTGCAAAAGAACACATAGTTGCAAGAATTTAGGGGGGCAAAGTTATGAAAATAACTGAAATGAATAACTGCATTGAAGAAATGCGTAAATGCTATAAGTTTGAGGATGATAAAACGGAAATAACGCTTGGAGATGCGACAAGCAGTTCTGCAGGATGTGTAAATGTATACACAAATGACGAAAACGGAACACGAATTGAAATGACAAGATATGTGGATAAATTAGAAGAAGCAGACTATTGTTTGCGATGAAAAGAGATTTTATGAAAAAATTTTTTAAAACCATTATTCCCATTATTGTTATTGCTGTTGCACTGATATTATTTTTAAATTGGGCTAATAAAACCGAAAAATACGAATGTGAAATAGAAGAGATACAAAGTGGGATTTATGCTAGATACCAAAGTACAGCTTCATCTATCCCTGCTGACAACTATGAGATAATTACAGTTTGCATAAATGGACAGCTGATAACCTACGAGGGAAACGTTGAATTTATTTTTGTAGAAAACGAGAATAAAATCAAAGTCATAGAAAAACCTAATATAGTTCACAGCGATAAAGCCATTGTCTATACTTCAAAAGACAGTGTTGAATACCTAGGAACTGTAGGAATTGGCAAGTAAAAATATTACCGACTACGGACTAATTGTAGTTGCTGACCTTAGAAAGATAAAGGTTGATAAAACATAGAAAAGGAGACGGAGAACATGAAGAAGTTATTTGTAAGTGTGCCGATGAAAGGCAGAACAGAGGAAGAAATCAAAGCTAGTATTCAGAAGATGAAAAAGATTGCTGAGATATACGAGGGCGAAGAATTAGAGCTTATCGACAGCTACATTGAGGATAACCCACCTAAAGACAGCAAAGAAGCTGTATTGTATTTAGGTGAAAGCCTTAAGAAGCTGGCACAGGCTGATGTATTTATCGGAATTGATGAAGCATATGATTGGAATGGCTGTTATATTGAAAGAGATACAGCACAAAGATATGGTATTAAAACATACATAGTTTCGGGAAGACATGTAATTGATAATTATAATGCACTTTTGCAGAAACTATTTCCGACTTGCAATGAAGTAATGCCAGCATTCTAATAAAATTTTACCGGCTAACGAATAGAGTTAGTCGCTAACCTAAAACAAGACCAAGAAAATAGTCTTTAAATAATTTCCAAAACACCAAGAGGTGCGTACAATATTGGTGTGCTAAGAATAGCTTTTACTACTGACTACGCATATTACCAGCTACAGATTGATTGTAGTCGCTACCCTAAAACAATTATAGGTGGATTTTATGAGCAAAATTGATTTATACAATGGCGATTGCCTTGAAATAATGAAAGATATATCTGACAAGTCAGTTGATATGATTTTGTGCGACTTGCCATACGGCACAACACAAAACAAATGGGATAATATAATTCCGTTTGAACCATTGTGGGAACAATACAATAGAATTATAAAAGATAATGGGGCAGTCGTTTTATTTTCTCAAATGCCATTTACGACAGAGCTTGTACACAGCAATATCAAAAACTTTAAGTACATGTGGATTTGGTACAAGCATTATTGCAGAGGATTTTTAAATGCCAAGAAGCAACCCCTACGGACTACAGAAAATATATGCGTTTTTTACAAAAAGCAGTGTACATATAATCCTAAAATGCGTATTGGTGAATATCGAAGCAAGGGAAACAGTTGCAAGCAGAGAGGTTGCTATGGCAAGTATAAAGCTATAAAGACAGTGAATAATGAATATTATCCGACTGACATATTAGATTTTGTAGGTGTTCCTAATAGTGAGTTAGAACATCCAACACAAAAACCTGTAGAATTGCTGAAATACTTAATTGAGACATATACCAATGAAAACGAAACAGTTTTAGATAATTGTATGGGAAGTGGCAGTACAGGTGTCGCTTGCGTAAATACAAACAGAGATTTTATAGGCATTGAATTAGATAAAGACTATTTCAATATTGCAAAACAAAGAATTACTGGTAATCAAAAGTGATTATTGCTAACCTAGAAAAATTATAGGCAGAGGTCTATAAGCACCTTTGCTGAAAAAGTGGAGGTGCTTTTCTTTATGGCTAGTCAGAGCCTTATTTCCACAGTTAATAGTTACGAAAATTACATAGAGAGAAATGGAATAGACGAGCAAGTAATAGATGCATACATACAAGCCGTAGCGGTTGCCTTAAGGACAGAACATGATGTTGATTATGGATTGAAAATATCAGCTAGGGCAAAGCAACTTATAGCAATTTATGTCAAACAACATACAGGCGGCAGAGTTGCAGACCTAGAGGTGTATGCCGGGGAGCACGATACGACATACAAAGTGCTTCAACAATTCTACGATGTTTTAATGTACGAGTCAGCCTATCTTGTGGACAGCTTTTTTTATTACATTGAAATTGATGAAAAAGACCCATATAAAAGATTTTACTTCCCGAGATATAAAGTTTTACAGCCTGTAGTTAAAGCCTACCAAGAAATTTATGACGGAAAATTAGATTTTCTGTCCGTATCACAACCGAAAAGAACAGGAAAAACCACAGGTGGCTTAAAATTGGCGCAGATGATGGGCGGAAGAGACCCAGACGGAAGTATATTCAGTGTCGGAAAAGGCGAAGGACTTGTTAAGCGTTTTTATGGTGGTTTGTTACAAGGATTTGAGACGGAAAGCACATATCAACGGTTTTTGAGCGTTTTTCCGGAAGCCACAAAAATAGGTGAAAAAGACTATAAAAGTGCAGAAAACTTGTCAATTGACCTTAAAAGCAAAAATATTTTTCCGACATTTACCTGTAGACCTATTGATGGTGCAATCGTAGGATGTACCGAAGCAAATGTGCTTGTATACATTGATGACTGCGTAAAAAACCATGAAGAGGCTAGAAACAGAGAAAGACTAGAGTTCCTTTGCGAAAAGGTTACAGATGATGTACTCGGCAGACGATTAGAGGGTACACCAATTATTATACAGGGAACAAAATACAGCCTTTATGACCCTATTACAGCATTACAAAACAAGGCAGACGAACTGGGGTGGCGGTGGCGAGAAGTAGCCGTACCAGCACTTGATCCTGTGACAGATGAAAGCAACTGGGAAATATACCGCAAGGATAAAAAGGGCTTGCGAAAGATATTTACAACAGACTATTACCGCAAGGAGCGCAAACTTGTGTCGGAAGAGACCTGGGCGGCAGAGTTCCAACAAGAACCATTTGAAGCGAAAGGTCGTATGTTTGCTGAAAAAGAACTTAATTACTTTGAAGAACTACCAGTTGACAGAGAGCCAGACGCTATTATGGCAGCTTGCGATAGCGCAGATAAAGGAGAGGATAGCTGCTCAATGCCGATTGGCTATGTTTATGGCAATGAGGTGTACATAGTTGATGTAGTATTTGATAATGCAGGAACACAGTTCACCAAACCAGAATGTGCAAATATGCTTATTAAACATAATGTCAAGACAGTTACATTTGAGAGCAACAGCGCAGGAGAATATTTCGGGCGTGATGTAATGGACATTGTAAAGTCACAGGGCGGTAGGTGCAGCGCAAGGTTTAAATTTAATTGTTCAAACAAAATAACCCGAATGGAAAACGCAAGAGACAATATCATCCGAGATTATTATTTCCGTGATTTTAAGAAAATGGACAAGCAGAGCCAATATTACAAGTTTATGAAAGAGCTTACAACCATGACAAGAAGCGGAAAAGTAAAGCATGACGATGCACCAGACAGCATTGCATTGTTTGAAAATGAAATGAGAACTGGAACTGTAGCAAGAGCAGAAGCAACACACAATCCGTTTAGAGGAGGGCTTTATTAATGACAAATACATGTTTTATGTGCGGAGCTATTATTGAGAATAATAAAAAGCAAAAATATGTTTGTGAGGAATGCGACAGGAAAATAAAATTGTTGAAACAACTTACAAATGTGGATAAAGCAAAAGAAAAAATAGAGAAAAAGGCAAAACGAAAAAGAATTAAAGACTTAGATTATGAACAAGAGGCTTGTGAAGTTGCACGAAAAATAATGTCAGAGGGCTATGTTTTTAATAGCGTAAATGAAATTTGCTTTGCTATACAGCTTGAAAAAGAAAACATCAAATATTATTCAAATTACAAAATAGGCGAATGCAAAGTGGACTTTTTTATACCGGATTTAAAGAAAATTGTTGAAGTTGATGGCGAAATATATCACACAGATGAAAATAAGGATTTTTTAAGAGAAAGAAAGATAATGAGCTGTATTGACAATGGTTTTGAGATAGTGAGAATACCGGCTTCGTTTGTGCCTGATTATATTCTATTGGGATTAAAAGAGGGCTTAGACTTTATAGTTGATAAAAGAAAGTTTGATAATAGATTTAGAGACACTCGGTTCGACAAGATATATTGGGAAGAATTTATTAATTATAAGTATGCAATGAGGAGAGCAAAATTATGAATACAAAAACTTACTTAAATCAAATTAGCAGATTAGATAAAATGATACAAAACAAGCTATCTGAAATATATCGGCTTAAGACAATAGCATGTAGCGTTACTGTTTCAACAGACAAAGAGGCGGTTGATGTTTCATCTGACAAAGATAAATTAGGCAGTACAGTAACTAAAATTGTGGACTTGGAAAAAGATACAGATAGACTTGTTGATGAATTTATGAGAAAAAGAAATCATATTATCAGCCAAATTGATAGTATGGAGAATACTGACTATTATCACGTACTCTCAATGAGATATGTCAATCAAAACACTTTTGAAGAAATCGCACAGGCTACAAATTGGAGCATAAGAAAAATATTTACAATCCACGGCAGAGCCTTGCAAGAGTTTGAAAGGCTTTACGGAAAAGAATATCTTGAAAATGTGCAGTAGTGTGCATAGTTTTGCATATCATTGCATATATACACTTAAAAAATTGACAGTTATAATATAACTATGAAAAAATCGTAATTCGTTCATTGCGAAAATCTCTTTTAGAAATGGCGCTCACAGATTGTGGGTGCCATTTTTAGTGAATCGAGGGTGACATGAATAATCAGAATATTAATATTGTACCAACAGGAAAACGAAGTGTAATGTGCCCTCGTTGCGGAAAGCTATTAACGTGGGTGAATAAAAACGATAAAAAGCACCACAAGGTAATGTGTACGCACTGCCGTAAATGGATATGGTTTTGGGCTGGCACACAAGAATTTCAGATAAAAGAGGTTCCACAGAGAACTTCTGCAAGTGGCATGAGGTTTTATTGATGTATAGGTACGCACATAAAAACGTAAGACCTTTTTCGGCGGTCTGTCAGAATAATTACGGCAGACAAGTTATTTTTACACGTCAAAGGCAAATCACAAAAAACAACATAATCGAAGAATTGAATAAAGCACTTGTGATTCACGAACAAAACGCTATTGAGATTGAGTACCTTGACAGATACTATCGTGGTGACCAACCGATTCTATATCGTCAAAAGGTAAACAGACCAGAGATAAACAATAAGATACCGGTCAACCTTGCGTATGAGCTTGTTGAGAGAAAAACAGCGGATATATGCGCTGAACCTATCCAATATGTGTTACGCGGCACAGATGATAAGAAATCAGAGGAAATTACAAACCTTAATGTGACAATGGATTCTGAAAGCAAGCAAGAGGTTGACATAGATATTTGCCGTTGGAGAAGTATTTGCGGTACTGCTTATCGCTTTATCGGAAATGACGAGAGCAAGGGAGAGCTACTTGACGAGAGTGATTTTTACTTATCATCAGAAAACCCTATGTACACCTTTGTTGTGTATTATTCGAACAACAGACCAGCTTTTTCCTGCCAGATAGGGGAAGATGAAAATGGAGCTGATGTTTATTTTTGCTTTACCAACAGTGAGTGGTTTGATATTAGAAACGGAAAGATAGTCGATAGGGGAGTAAATGGCAACAGAGCAATCCCAGTTATTGAATATCCAAACAACGCTAGGCGATTGTCAGATATAGAAATCACAATACCTATTACGGACGCAATAAACACTTTGCAGTCCGACAGAGTAAATGGCATAGAACAGTTCGTATCGGCATGGATTAAGTTTGTCAACTGTGAGATTGACTTAGAGCAATTCAGAAAAATGCGCCAAGAGGGAGCATTAGTTGTTAAGTCCAACAACGGCACCGACAATAAAGCTGATGTTGATATTATGTCAAGCGAGCTTAATCAGACCGAGGGGCAAGTGGTTTTCAATGATTTGTTTGAAAAATTCTTAAGTATACAAGGACTTGCAAATCGACAAGGCAATACTGGCGGAGATACTCAAGGGGCTGTAGAACTTAGAAACGGACATTATGACGCAGAACTTAGAACCGCCATTAATGAGCCTATCCTTAAAAAGTCAGAGAGGATGTCACTTAAGATTATTCTTAATAGGCTTAGGATAAATAAAGGCTACACTCTTATGCCTAGCGATATTGAAATACATATCAATCACAACAAGCTTGACAATATGCTTGTTAAGGCAGAAGTGCTTGAAATACTGCTTAGGTGCGGTGTTCACTACAAGAGAGCAATTAAGACCATTGATATGTTCAGCGACCCAGAACAGGTTGTACTTGAGAGTAAGGCTAGAATGGAGAGTCTATATCCAGATAAAGTCGAAGATGGCAATGGCGATAATAATAACATCACGACAGCCGGTGAATAACTGGCTGTCTTTTTGATTTGAGGTAATAAAAGATGGCAGATGAAATCCACGCGCTGAATAAAGACGAAATCAAAGATATTGACTACGAAACATATTTTGGCGAAATGGATTTATCTGACGAGGAAAAGCAGGACAGAATAGAACTTGCCAAGAAGTTTGAAAACATTTTCCTCATGCTTTTTGCCACAATATCAGCAAGCAAACAGACAGAAGTAGAAACTTGGACTAGAGAAATCAAAATCAGATATGAAAGTCTTGCTACGCAGTTTATGAAAGCCAAACAGGCACCTAGTTACATAGTAACCTACTCTGAATATATATCGAAAGAAATTGTTGATGCCACAGTTAAAAATTCTGATAAAGAATATTTCACGTCAGAGCTTCGGGCAAAAAATATATCCGCAAATGAAGCGAATGTGATTGGAAATTATCGAGAACAGATAAAAATGCTCAAGCTGGGATATAAAACAAAGATGTGGGTAACAATGAAAGACAGCCACGTAAGAAAAACACACATGGCTGTTGACAATAAGAAAATAAGCATTTTCGACACATTCAAAGTCGGAAATTCAGAAATGATGTTTCCAAAAGACCAATCTTTAGGAGCGGCAACAAAAGAAATAGCAGGGTGCAGATGTACTCTTAGATACTTTAAATAATCAGCGATTGTCAATTATGGCAGTCGCTTTTTATTATACAAAATTTGCAGTTGTGCGTTAAACAACAGAAAAACTCAGCTGGTGCAACCAGCGATAACAAAAGCGTGAGTTACGGAGGTAATTGAAATGACAAGAAATGATGTTTTGAAGCTTTTCCCGGATGCAACGGATGAGCAGATAACAAATCTGCTTAACAAGAGCGGTGAGGAAATGGCAAGAGAGAAAGAGAAAGCCAATCAGTACAAGGCTAAAGCCGACAAGGCTGATGAGCTACAGGCACAGCTTGATGAGATACAGGCTGGCAACATGACGGAACTTGAAAAGGCGAATAATGCCTTGGAGATAGCCAATCAGCAGATAGCCAAGCTGCAGAAAGATAATGCTGTCAGAGATTTACGTGAGAAAGCTATGACTGATTTCAAAATCACAGCAGAACAGGCAAAAACAGTAGTAAAAGAGGATGGTTCTTTTGACACGACATCACTTGGCAAAATTATTTCCGACATGAAAGCCAATGCGATAGCAGAGTATGAGAAAAATGCTCTCAACAATACTCCTAATCCGAGCAATGGCGGTAACAATAATGAACCCGACTCAAAGCCGGCAGATGTAGCCAATGCAGAACAAATCTCATTCGGTACAGTTGCAAGTGCTGAAAGTCAAAACAGCTATGTAATTTAAACAGGAGGTAGAAACGATGGGAAAGCCAATCGTAAGAGACTTTACACAGGGTAAAGGAATTTTAAAATTTTTCCCTTATGAGGGTGCAGCGTGCCTTGTACCACAGACTATGGTAACAAGCGCAGATGGAAACGGAATGAAGATTGTGCCAGCCGGTACACCATTCCCAAGTAATGATGCAGAGTGCAAGGGTTATCTGTTACACGATGTGGATGTAACAATGGGTGACGCACCTGGAACATATGTATATCAGGGAACTATTGATTGGGAGAAAGTTAAGTCACTTTCAATCACAGACGCAGCTAGAACTGCAACACCTAGAGTTACTTTCTATGGCGCACCAAAGATTGTAGCAAGTGAGGTTTAAAAGGAGGTAGAAGAACATGGCATTACCATTAGCAGAAGCATTTACAGCGAGAAGCCTCGGTGTAATGTGGGATAACTACAAAAAGACATTAGGAACTGCCCCTTATCTTGGCAGACAGAAATTCGGAACACGTAAACAGGACTCACTCGACCTTAGATTTATCAAGGGTAAGAACGGACTGCCGGTATCGCTCAAAGCTTCAAACTTTGACGCACAGGCAGAGTTAAGAGACGTTGGAGGCTTCTCTGACATTCAGAACTCAATGCCATTTTATCGTGAGGGATATATGGTAACAGAAAAAGAGGAACAGGAGTATGACAATTACAGAACTTCTGAAAACTCTAACCTTGCCAATAACGTATTACGTGAAATCTCTAAGAAACCAATGATGTTAATTGAGGGTGCATTAGTTGTACCGGAGAGACAGATTTGGCAGTTACTTGCACCTACAGATGGTGTACCGAAGGTAAAGGTTGTGCTTGGCGATAAGAACTATGTCGTTGATTACACAGCCGACAACGGTGCAGAGCATAAGGAAAAGCACTTTAAGTCAATTACCGGCACAAGTGCATGGGACAAGCCTACTACATGCGCACCACTTGATGACCTTATTACAGCTCGTAGAGACTTTGCAAAGGCTACAGGCTATTCACTTACACGCTTCACCATGAATACAGAGACTTGGGAAATGGTTCTCGGGGCAGAGGATACAAAGAAACAGGTACTCGGTATCACTGCTTACAATGGCGGTATCAGATTACAGCAAGGACAGGTTACTGAATACCTTAGAGGATATGGTATCGAGATTGAAGTATACGATAAGCTCTATGTTGACGAGACAGGACAGACACAGTACTTTGTGCCAACAGGTATTGTATCTGCGCAGTCTGCCGGAGTATTCCTTGGCGATTACACATTTGGTAAGACACCTGAGGAAAGAAGCGGAAGTATCACAGACGGAAACCTCTCACTTGTTGAGACCGGTGTATCTGTATACACATATGCTACAAATCATCCTATCAATACTCACTGTATCGTATCTATGATTGGATTACCTACATTCGAGGGTATGGATAGCGTTATGGTTCTTAAAGTTAAGGAGGATTAAGGCTTATGATAGCAACGCACTCTATAAAGCATGATGGAGTGTGGTATAAAGTCGGAGATGAGGTACCGGAAAGCAATAGCAATTCGGTACCATCTGATTTTATGAACCCACCTGAAACACCATACACAAAGACAGAAATTAACAGAATGCCAACAGCCGACCTAAAAAAGCTTGCGAGCGAAAATGGCATTGAAAATGCCACAGAAATAAATGGCGGCGACTTGAAGAAAATGTTAATTGAAAAATTTGGATTATAAGGAGCTTGGCATGGAATACACCACATTAGAGCGAGTAAAAATAAGACTCAGACAATTTCATATTGATACAGTCACAAACGACGATTATACAACATCTGATGTGGTTGTATTCGATAAAAAGGAAGATAACCCACTTATTGAACAGCTCATTAAGCAAGCTACGGAAGATGTAAAAGCGAAAAGGTGTTATCCGGACACTTTCACTGATGATGATATAACTGCCGACTTAAAGCAGTTTGAGAATGTCATTATTAATCTTGCAGTCTACGACCATTCACAAGCCGGTGAGAATTACATGAGCGCATTGAGTGAGGGTGGAGTGAGTCGTACATGGAAAAGCAGAGACGAGCTGTTTATTGGGGTGTTTCCTTTTGTCAAAGTGCTATAAGCAAAAGAAGATTGTGCGTTACCATTTTACTGATGTCGGTAAAGTGGTAGCAGGCGGTACACATTAAGTGGTGGTGGGCGGTGTGCCATATTTTTATTTTGGAGGAAAAGACAATGTATTTTCAAAAAGCATATGAAGCACTCAAACAGGGCGCTATGATTAAATGCCCAGAATGGGCGGGATATTGGAAATGGGAAGATAATTCCATTAAGATGCACTGTAAGGATGGAAAAATCCTTGATATTCGCGAGACAGAGAATGTTGATTATACTCTCAACTTTATTCTTCGTGATGATTGGGAGATTGTAGGCGAAGCTGATGTAAAGGATTTGGATATCCAGACATTTACATTCGGTGAAGCAATCCGCAGAATGAAAGCCGGACAGAAGGTTGCCCGCAAGGGTTGGAATGGCAAGAAACAGTACATTCAGCTTGCAACAGGTATTTCCTATGTATCAGCAGATGGTGAACTTGTGAATTGTGAGCATGATGCCATTGGTAATAATGCAATCGCTTTTGTTGGGACATCCGGGGTTCAAATGGGATGGCTTGCATCACAGGCAGATATGCTTGCAGAGGACTGGATTGTAGCAGAATAAATTTTTGCGCCAATAAAGGAGATTCAAATGAAAAGTATTTTGATTCAAACTTATCTTGCAGCACTTCCAATAGTGCTTGGGTATATAGTTTGGCTTCTTAAGCAACAAAAGAAAAGCAGGGATGCGAACAGTAAGGGAACAATGCTTCTTTTACGTGTCCAGCTGATTGAATACCATGCAAAATACACCAAGCTTGGTGAAATCCCCTCATATGCATATCAGAACTTTTGCGAGATGTATGACGCATACCACGCACTTGGTGGTAATGGCATGGTAACAAAAATGAAAAATGAGATTGAGGAAATCCATTTAGGTAAAGGAGGGAAAAACTGATGGACTTTACACAAGTACCTACAGTAGTTGCCATTATGGTAATTACTTATTTAATCGGATATGCTTCAAAGCAGATACCACAGGTTAAAGATAATGTTATTCCTATTATCGTAGGTGTAGCCGGTGGAGTGCTCGGCATTGTTGGGATGTTTGTAATTCCCGGTTATCCGGCAGACAACATTCTTGATGCAATAGCAGTAGGAATTGTGTCCGGATTGTCAAGCACAGGTGTTAATCAGATTTATAAACAGGTAAAGAAAAATGCTTGACATCAATAAGCAAGCCATGAAATATGCGCTTCAAGGTCAAACTGTCACAGTCTACGAAAAAGACGAGGACGGAAATCCAAAGTTTTACGAAACAGAGGACGGAGAGAAGATATATTACACCCACGAAGAAACAGGCTTTTCGGAGCCGGTTGATTTTAAGGCAAACATATCGTTTGACGGAGGAGAAGCACAGAACAAAGAATATGGCTTTGATACGGCTGATTTTGACGCTGTTTTGCTGACAGACAGAGGAGAATACCCTTTTAAAAAAGGTGACGTTATTTGGCTTGATAGCGAGCCCACAAAAGACGAAAACGGATTAGTTGATTCAACTTCCGCAGACTTTACGATAGTGGGAGTCAAGCCCTCCCTCTATTCAGTTAAATACATGCTCAAAGCAGTTGTGAAAGAAGTGTAATTATGAAGATTGACATTTCTCTGACAGAAAAATCTATACAAGATGCGATAGACAAGCTTGAAAAATACAAAGACCGCTTACAGGACAAGTGCATAGCGTTTGTCGGAGAGCTTGCTAGTAATGGCATTGCTGTGGCAAAAGTAAACACAGGCAATTTCGGACACTATATTACATTTAGTTACGAAATTAAAGATACAACAGACGGCTGTACAGCTATTGTGCTTGCCACTGAAACAGGACAGATACAAAGCACATGGCAAACGGCAGACGGACTCAAAACAGTTGATGTATCGCCTTTGCTTATGGCTGAATACGGCTCAGGCTGGAAAGCTAAACCACATTTCAATGACACAAGAGGCGGTCAAGGAACTTTTCCAGGTCAGACACACGCATTTGACAGCGAGGGTTGGTATTGGAGAGACGAAAGTGGAGAATTACACCATTCATACGGCATTACACCTACAATGCCGATGTATCACGCATTTGTAGAAATGGAAAATGACATTATGAGAACGGCACGGAAAAATTTTAGTTGAGGTGAGATAAAGTGGCGAGTCAAAATCAATGGGCTTATGACCTTGAAGACCTTACATATGCGATTATGAAAACCCGATGTGAGAAAAAATTGAAAACTAAATACCCAAAACTAAAATTCACACAAGAGGAACAGTCGGACAGTGCAACGGCTAGTTTCCCGACAGTGCTAGTTCAAGCACTCGAACCTATTGAACAGAATGAGGACTTAGAGTGCGAAAGAGTAAATACAGTGTTATTTACGGCACAAGTAACTGTTACAACGAATAAAAGCCGTTCAGAAGCTTTGAATGTGGCACAGGCAGTGGCTAATGAATACAAAGCCATGTCATTCAAGTTAGTTCCAGCCCCATTCGCTAGAAAAAACGGCAAATTATGGACAGCAACATTACGTGCTAGGCGGTCATTCGACTGGAATGATAGATTATAAGAGCCTTTTGGCTCTTATTTTTTTATGAAAAATTAGGAGGTAATAAAAATGGCAACAGGTTTAAAAACTAGAATTGCTTACAAGGAACCAAGTTCATCCGTCACAAGTGGCGATTATTGGGCTGGAACTTACAAGCTCTTACTTAGAGCAAAAACAATTCCCTCACCATTCGGTTCACAGAACATGGTAGACACTTCAACTCTTGAAGACTTAGTAGAGACACAGGAAATGGGCAGACGTTCAGCCGGTTCCATGGAAGTTGAGGGAGCTTTTGAGAAAAAGTACAAAGACGAGATGGTAGCTAACGAGGGTAAAAAGCTCGATTTCATCATTCTTTATGGTACAGACGGAAAAGGTTCAGAGGGTATCTGCGCTTTTATTGGTCAGGAGTCATTCGCCCCAGGTGAGGCTTCTGATGACCACTTAACAGGAACTGCGACTGTATCAGTTCAGACAGTACCTAAGTGGATTGAGGATAACTACGAGGTTGCGGTAACAGAGGATGACCAAGGCTATCCAACAGCAATCACACTCGCAAAAAAAGGGTGAGCCAATCGGAAAAAGCCGTAGCGGTTGGCTATGATGATAGCACGGCTGACAGCAAACTTGAAGAAACAATATAGTAAGGTAATTGAGGCAGTTTTAATACTGCCTCTTTCCCTATATAAATTAGGGAGAAAGGGAAAGATAAAATGAAAATTAAATTAAACGGAAAAGAATACACAGTTAAATTCGGATACGCACCGGTATATCAAAATAGAATTATCCCAAGAGTTGTAGGAATGGGACAGCAGGGAGATGAGCTTGAAGCGATTGACAACATGCTCGGCTTTTTACCGGAATTTTTACTTGTAGGCTTGCAGAAATTTCATGCCGACGAATTTGGCTTTGAATTTGATGACAAAGAAGCAAAAGAGAAGCAATTGGTAAAGATGTATGATTTACTTGACGATTACCTTGACCCTGAGAATGAAGAGGGCAAAGATATAATGTCGCTCTACGATGATTTGACGGCAGAGCTGGAGAAGAACAGTTTTTTATCGAAGCTGTTGGCGAAAGAGGAACAGACAGCCAAGAAGAAACCAATCAAGAAGTAAAAGAGCTTACATGGGAAGTTTACTGCGAGGAAATCCGCCCATATTGGCTTTTAGCAACTAAAGGGTATGGATTCAGCGTTGAGGACATAGATATGTCTTGCCCGGCTGATTTAGAGCCTTATTCAAAGGCTTATATGCTTGCACAAAAAGAAGCCGACTCCAACATGTGGGCTTGGTGGGGCACATACGGATTAAGTGCAACTCTTACAGCTATCGACAGAGCCTTAAATGGCAATAAGGCAAGGGCAAAATACATTGAAAAATCGTTAAATGAGCAATACTCAGAAGACAACGAGCCTAAATACAAGGAGTCTAATGAGGAAATTGCCGTTTATGAGATGAAGCAACGAATTAACGCATTAAGACAGTCGGGATTACCTGAAAGTCCTGATTAATGAGGTGAAAATATGGCATATAAAGGAATTGACGTATCGTCATATCAAGGGAATATTGATTGGAGTAAGGTTAAGTGGGCTGGAGTGCAATTTGCAATCCTAAAAATAATCCGCAAAGACCTTAACCCGGATAAAACCTTTGAGCAAAATTGGAAAGGCTGTACTGATGTAGGAATGCCGATACAAGGCGTTTATAACTATTCATACGCTACAACAATAGATAAGGCAAAGACAGATGCACAGAAAGTGATAGAGGTCCTTAACAAAAGAAAAACCTTTGTTTGGCTAGATGTTGAAGATAAATGTCAGCAAGGACTCGGACAGACACTTATTGATTTTATCAACACATATCAGAGTGTTATCAAAAGTGCCGGGCTTAACTTTGGTGTATACACAGGACTTAGCTTTTACAATCAGTATATTGCGCCATACGCAAATCAGATTAACTGTCCATTTTGGATTGCACGCTATCCATCAACTAAAGGAATGTCTATCGGTGATGAGCCTAACAATGCAAAGAAGCCTGTTATTCAACATTCTCTGTATGGCTGGCAATATTCGAGCGCATTTACCTGTAGCGGTCTGAATAACAGCACTGACGCTAACTTACTCTATATTGAGCTTGATAAGGGTGACGGAATAGAGAATAATCCGGCACCAATAGCAACTCCGACACCAACGGCAACTCCGGTAAAAAATAACGCTTGGAAAGGCAACGAGGAATATTACCTCAATAATGAAGATGTAAGAAAATGGCAGCACGCCATGAACATCGGATTTGACACAGACGAACTTAAGGAAGATGGCAAGTTTGGAGCTAATTCACAGAGATTTGCTAAAAGTCACAATCTGTGGAGTGGACAGAAACACAACTGCCCAACTGCAATCAAGTGGCTAAGGAAAACACTGCATGACAAGTATCATTTTTACAAACTTGATACTGATTACGGCAAGTGGACGGATTATCTCACTAAATGTGTCATGGTATTTCAAAAGAATAGAGGTCTTAAGCAAGATGGCTATGTTGGATTGATTACAACATACTATCTGCTCAAAGACTAAATATATGAGAGCTACTTTAGGGTAGCTCTTTTTTATTACAGGGAGGTGAGAAGATGGCAGAGAGCATTGAGCTTCAAATCAAGTCGGACGCGCAACAAGCGATTAAAGCCATAGGTAATTTACAAAGCAAGTTGCAAGGGCTTGGAGATACTCTCAATTCCCTCAATGGTGCAAGCATAAGCAATTTTGCGAGCGGAATGTCGCATCTTGCGACATCACTTAGAAGCGTGAGCAGTATTGACACTCGTACTTTTAGCAAGATTGCAACCAACATGGAAAAGCTTGGCAACCTTGATACTGCAAGACTTGTCAGCTCGGCAAGTGCTTTGAAGAGCATGGCAACAGAATTGTCAGGCTTTGCTAACATCTCAAAGCGATCAGCAGAGATTACACAGCTAACAGCTTCAATCTCAAAGCTCGGTTCAAAATCAGCCGGTTATGCTGCAGAAAACATCAAAAACCTTGGCAGTGCCTTGAAAGAGGTAATGACAACATTATCTAACGCACCGAGAGTCAGCAACAACATTATTCAAATGACTAATGCACTTGCTAATCTGTCACAACAAGGCTCAAAGGTCGGTTCGGCTAGTAGGTCGCTTGTAACGGGATTTTCAAACACCACTAAGTCAATTAAGCGTACAAGAAGTGGATTTAGTGGCTTGGCTTCAACTATCGGTAAGTTTTACGCAACTTATTGGCTGGTTATGAGGGCTGTCGGAAAGCTAGGCAGTACAGTTGATTTAGCGAGCCAATTAACCGAGGTTCAAAACGTAGTAGATACCACGTTTGGCGATATGGCAAGCAAGGTTGATGATTTTACAAAAACATCAATTCAAGACTTCGGAATGTCAGAGCTGACGGTTAAGCAAATATCGAGCCGTTTCCAAGCATTAGGCACTTCTGTAGGCATTACATCACAGCAAGTGGCAAATGGTACGGCATTGACAAATAAAGCTCTTATGAGCCAAAATAACACGCTATACAAGACCACAGACAGTATGGCTGATATGTCACTTAATCTTACAAAATTAGCTGGTGATATGGCTTCGTTCTACGATGTAGACCAAGCCGATGTTGCAAAAAGCTTACAATCCATTTTTACAGGCACAATCGCACCATTAAGGAGATACGGACTTGATTTAACACAAGCCACACTTTCAGAGTGGGCTATGAAAAACGGACTTGACGCAAATATCAAGTCAATGACGCAAGCTGAAAAGGTATTCTTAAGGTACAACTATGTCATGGCTAATACTCAAGCTGCACAAGGAGACTTCGCCAAGACAGCTAATACCTGGGCTAACAGTGTAAGAGTCCTTAAGCAAGAGTTCCAAGCATGGGGCAGTATCATAGGTAGCGTGATAATAAATGCCTTAAAGCCGTTTGTTCAAGCCTTGAACAAGGTAATGCTTAAGGTTATCAGTTTCACAAGAACTGTAGCTGACGCACTTGGTGCAATCTTCGGCTGGACGATTGAAATAAGTGGTCGTGGAAGTACTGTTGACGGCATGGAGGACATAGCTGGTGGAGTGGGCGATATTGGCGATAGTGCCGATGAGTCGAATAAGAAAGCCCAAAAGCTAAAAAAGACACTGCTTAGCATAGACGAGATACATGCACTTGATGATAACAGTGGCGGTGGTAGCGGTTCGGGCAGTGGCGGTTCCGGTGGTGGTGGAGCTGGCGGTGGCGCTGATAGCTCGCTGAAAAAAACTGATGGATTGCTTGAAAAATACAAATCATCAATCAAAGATTTATATTCGCTCGGAAAATACATCGGTGATGCTCTTGCGAGTGCTATGGAGAGCATTGATTGGCAGAAAATTTATCGAAAGGCTGACAATTTCGGAAAAGGGCTTGCAGACTTCCTTAATGGTTTAATCAGCCCAAGGCTCTTTTATGATTTGGGCGCAACAATAGCTGGTTCACTGAACACAGCTTTGCATTTCCTTAATTCATTCGGTACAACATTTGACTGGACTAATTTTGGTTTGTCAATTGCTAACGGCATTAATGGATTTTTTGAGAATTTTGATTTTGCATTATTGGCAAAAACTGTTAACGCATGGGTACAAGGAATATACACCATGCTAACCACAGCAATTAAAAATGTGTCGTGGAAAGACGTACTCAAAGGAATTACGGACTTTTTAAGCAATTTAGACATTAAAACTGTTGAGATAATAGTTGGCACATTGCTAATAAAAAAGGTAATTTCGTTAAAATTAGGCTCAGTGGCACTCGCTTTTATTGGAAAATCATTATCAAAAGCGATAGCACAGGCAATAGCTTCAAAAATTGGATTTGAGCTTGTAGAAGGAGCTGGCATTGGAACGGCAATAATGCAAGCATTTAAAACGATTTTCGCCTCATTGTCAACAAACCTCGGACTACTTATAGAAGGATTATTCAGTGGTTTGAGTTTAGGTGATGCAATAACAGCCGCATTCGGAACAGGGGCAGCAGACCTATTAGCAACAATCGGCTCTGCTTTTTCAGCAATAGCTGGAACAATTTTATCTATTGTAAATTTTGTCAAAATGCTAAAAGACGGATTTAGCTGGGTGAATGAGATTTTAATGGTAATAGGTGTTGCATTAGCTACAATCGGAGCAATATTAGCTGGTGTGGCAGCATTACCGGCAGTAATTGTTGGAGCAATAGTGGCAGCAGTCGCAACGATTGTTGTTGTGGTAAAAGATAATTGGAACGCAATTTGTGAACTATTTTCAACAGTTGGCGATTGGTTCAATGTAAATGTCATTAAGCCTGTGGTTTCGTTTTTTAAAGATATGTGGAAAACCATAAGTGGCTTTTTCGGCTCCTTATGGAAAGACATAGTAACTGTGTGGCAAGGAGCTTCGAAATGGTTCAGTTCCACAGTAATTGAACCGATAGTTGGCTTTTTTAAAGGCTTTGCTACACGAGCACAACAGATTTTTCAAGGTATTTGGATAATAATTCAAGCAATTTGGATAGTAGCTTCGGGGTGGTTCAATAATAATGTAATCACTCCGATTTCAAATCTGTTTAATTTTTTAAAAACGTTTATACAGACAACGATACAGACAGCAAAAGATTTTGTCTTTTCAACGTGGCAAGGGGTGGCAAGTTGGTTTAGCGGTACAGTAATACAACCGATTTCAAACTTTTTTAATATGTTGAAAGCTGGTATAACATCGGCACTTAGCACAGCAAAGAACTTTGTTATATCTACTTGGCAAAGCGTGGCGAGTTGGTTTAATGGCAATGTTATTTCGCCTATCACAAACTGCTTTAATATTATGAAAAATGGAATTACAAGCGCATTTAATTATGTGTGGAGTTCAATAAAAGGCGGTGTTACAGGAGCTATGAACTACGTTATTTCTAAAATAGAGAATGGTGTTAATTTTGTTGTCAGTGGAATCAACTCTTTGTTAAGAGGATTTAACAAAGTTGTTTCTATGGCTGCTAAGGTGGCTGGCGCAAATTGGGGTGGAGTATCGTTAGTCCCAAAAGTGCATATTCCAAGGCTTGCTAGTGGTGGAATTTTCCCAAGGGGAGAGGACGGCATGGCTTTCATCAATCACAATGAGTTAGTCGGCAAATTCTCAAATGGTAGAAACGTAGTTGCAAACAATCAACAAATCACAGAGGGAATTAAACAAGCTGTCATGGAGGGAATAACCCAAGCACTGATGAACTCTAACACCGGTGGAAACTCTGCGCCACCTATCATTGAAAACGTGTTTAAGTGCGACAGCGAAACCCTCTATCGCATGACACAGGTAGGCAAAGCAAAACACGGACAGCGATATATTGTGGCAAATGAATTTGGTTAAGACACTCACCCTTGCGTGGGTGTCTTTTTACGAGGTAACAAAATGGCAATGATGTTAGTAGACGGAGTGGAATTACCTACTCCGTCAAGCTTTGAATGGGGCTTGATTGATGTATCTGCAAGCGACAGCGGACGTACACAAGATGGCAAAATGCACAAAAACAGAATAGCACAGAAACGACAGATTAAATTGTCGTGGAATGGTACAAACAAGCCTAGGACAGCTCAAATATTGCAAATGGTAAATCCGGAATATATATCGGTAACATATCCTGACGCTATGAGCGGAACTGATGAAACACGCGTGTTCTATGTCGGTGACAGAGGCGCACCTATCAAGATATGGACTGTAAACAATAAGAGGTACGAGACATTGAGCTTTAACCTCATAGAAGTATAAGGCGGTGATTTAATGCTTAACGCATCGGCTAAATGGCAAAGGGCAGTAATGCTCGACAAAGATATAAATGTTAATTGCTTTGCTGACATAGTTACGGCAAGCGGTGAAAAAGTTCCTATTAATGATAGCAAGCTATGGGCTAATGGCTTCGAGGTCAATGACTCAACATCAAGCAATGGCACTTTTACAATTGGGGCTTTAATTGCCGGAAAACTGAAAATTAGGCTGAATAACATTTATGAAGATTTCAGTAAGTACGATTTTGACAAGGCAAGCGTAACGGCATATGTTTCAAAAAGCTTTTCTGACGGAACAACCGAAAAACTAAAAATCGGTGAGTATAGAGTCAGCGAGACAAGCTATGACGGCTCACTCATAACGCTTACTTGCCTTGACAATATTAATAATTTTAATCGCGAGTATGACAGCAATTTAAGCTACCCTACGACAGCATATGAGGTAGTCAGAGATGCTTGTATCAAGTGTGATGTGCCTTTTACCATGGCAAGATTTGATAACTCTGATTACGTGATTAACGAGATACCAAGTGATAATCAAAAGCTCACATATGGACAGGTAATAGCTTACATCCTGCAGTTGAGCGGTTTATGGGGCAAGTGCGGTCACGATGGCGAATTGCTTATCGGTTGGTATGATATGAGCCAGTTTGAGAGTCAAAATTACAACGGTGGAACTTTTAGCACAAAAACTACACCATACTCTGACGGAGATAATGTTGATGGCGGAACATTTAAGTATTCTGACGGAGATAACGCTGATGGTGGAACATTTACAGAAGCGAGAAATTACCACAATATCTACACGCAAAAAGACTTGAACGTTGCAACTGATGATGTTGTGATTACAGGCGTTAAAGTTATTGTGACATCAAAAGAGGATAAGACAAAAGATGTTAATGCGCTTGCCGGAAAAGAGGGGTATGTAGTCTCAATCCCTGATAATCCGTTTATTTTGGCAGACAAGGCACAGACAGTTGCAAATTATATCTTCAAAAAAATCGGCGGCATGAGGTTCAGACCTCTTGACGCTACACTCTTGTCAAATCCACTGATTGAGAGTGGAGATGTGGCACTTGTGACAGACCGCAAGCAGAATACCTATAGTTGTTTTATCTCCAACCGGACATTTACAGTTGGAAGTGGTACAAAAATCTCATGTGACGCTGAAAATACCTCAAGAAATAGCGCTGATAAATTCAGTAATGAGACAAAGGCTATAGTACAAGCTAGGAAAGTAGCGCAAACACAGTTAAGTGCATATGACAAGCAAATGCAATTGCTGACACAGCTAATGTCTCAGTCACTCGGACTTTTTAAGACCGAACAGACGCAAGAGGACGGCTCGATTATTTACATTATGCACAATAAAGCCGACCTTAATTCAAGCAATATACAGTGGAAAATGACGGCTAATGGCATGGCCGTATCAAATGACTATGGTAAAACATGGAAAGCCGGAATTGATAAAGACGGAAACGCTATCTTCAATATTATGTCGGCTATCGGCATTAATTTTGATTGGGCGCATGGTGGTACGCTCACTTTAGGCGGAGAAAACAACGTAAACGGCAAGCAGTATGTCAAAGACGCAAACGGAAAGACACTTGTAACGCTGGACAACAAAGGTATTGCACTTGATAGCAGCGTGAAAATTGCTTGGGATAATGTGGCTGACACTATTGCTAAAGTCACTCAGATAACCAAAGACACAGTGACTACAAGCTATGTAAATGCACTTGATGTTAAGGCTGGTTCAGTTGACGCTGAGGACATCACAGGAACAACAATTACCGGCAAGAATATTGTTGGCGGAACAATTGATATTGGAAATGGAGTGTTTGTAGTTGACAACGATGGAAAAGTAACCGCTTTAAATTTTAATATGTCCGGTGGAAGTATTACACTGAACGGAAATTTAAGTAATTCAACGATTGATTTAACAGCTACTGACAATTCAGGAAACAATTATGAGCTTTGGATGAATGGCGCAGTCTTGCGAATTGTCAAAAATGATGAGAACTTAATTACACTCTACGGACCAACAGGTGCTATAGGCGCGCAGATGATGTCTGCTCAGGAGATACAATCTGATAAATTTAGAGAGCCTGATAGAGGAACTGCAATGTGTGGCAATGCAACAGGACATACATACCATTGTGACTGGGATAATACTGCTTTGTGGTTCCAAGTTGATGATGCTTGGATATGGAGTTCGTCAGATAAACGCTTAAAAAAGAATATTAAAGCAATTAATCAAGATTACATTGATGCAGTAGGCTCGGTCGATTTATTCCAATACAATCTTAACAGGCAAGGATATTCAGACAAACCGCTATATTTTGGTGCAATGGCGCAGGATATAATCGAAAGCCTTAAAGATAAAGGACATGCCGATGAAAACCTTAATATGATTTTCAAGAATAAAGTCACATCGGATGATGATACACTGTACTATGGCATGAACTATGAGCAATTCATAATTCTAAGACTTGCTGGAGACGAGCAGAAGATTGATAAAATGCAAAAACGCATAGATGAATTGGAAGATAAGTTTTCAAGATTGTGTCAGAAATTAGGCATTGACGAAAGTGAGGTATAGCTTATGGCAATTCAAATGAGACGAGGGGCATACGCGGAGTTTGACCCCTTAAAAATGAAAGCTGGAGAATGGGCGGTATCGACCGACTCCGACACGAAAAAACAGCAGATATGGATGTGTTTCGCACCCGGAATAGTTAAGCGAATGGGAACCGTTGAGGATTTTGACACTGAAATTCAAAGACTTATTCAGAGTTATCTTGACGGCATAGCAGAATCGGTAGAAAAGGCTCAAGAATCAGCAGAACTTGCCACAAGCAAAGCTCAAGAATCAGCTACCTCTGCAAGTAACGCTAAGGCAAGTGAAACAAAAGCCAAGGCTTCTGAAACTAATGCGTCAAGCTCGGCTGCAAAAGCAAAGGCTAGCGAAACCAATGCCAAGACCAGCGAGACGAAGGCTAAGACAAGTGAGAGCGGCGCGTCAACTTCTGCAAGTAACGCTAAGGCAAGTGAAACAAATTCTAAGACTAGTGAAACTAATGCTAAGAAATCAGAGACCAATGCGTCTACAAGCGCAACTAACGCAAAGAACAGTGAAACTAATGCCAAGGCTTCTGCTACCAGCGCGTCAACCTCTGCGAGTAACGCTAAGGCAAGTGAAACAAAAGCCAAGGCTTCTGAAACCAATGCTAAGACAAGTGAGACTAACTCTGCAAAGAGCGAGTCGGAAGCGCAAAAGTACGCAGAACAAGTTAAAGAAATATCTGAGAGCTTCAGCGGAGCATTAAGACCTCTTGGAACAATCAACTTTGCCGACTTACCGAGCACAGCGGATGCTAATTCTGGTGATATGTACAATATAACTGACCAATTTACTACGACCACTGATTTTAAAGAGGGGGCTGGTAATATAATCCCTTCTGGCAGTAATGTATATCTGACAATCGACAGATATTGGGATGTGCTTGCCGGCACGCCGGTAACAGGAGTAAAAGGCGCAAAAGAAGTATATTATCGCAGAGGAAATGTAAACATAACTCCTGCCAATATCGGAGCGGTTGCAGAAGGTGGAAATATAAGCGATACAACAGTTACTTTTGCCGATACAACAACTAGAACAAACCTTGTTTCTGGCGAAAAAGTGTCAGTCGGCTTCGGAAAAATTAAGAAGTGGTTCGCTGATTTGAAAAGCTTTGCCTTTAAAAATTTGGTGAATAACCTCACGACTTCTACCACTGGAAGCGCATTAGACGCGAGTCAAGGCAAGATTTTGAATGACAAATATGATGAATTAAACCAGCGTTTAGATAGTCTTTCAAATAAGCAAGATTGGAAAAAAATCGGAGAATTTAGAGATGTTAATGAGCATGTAATATCCAATATTAAAAATTATCAAGAATTAAGAGTAAATTTTATGCTTTATTATTCAGGGGATTCATATATTACAAGAGATTACGTTTTCCCAGTATCAGAATCTAAGAATCTTGAATTCTTATTTTTAGACGGAAATTACTATGATAGTAATAATTACACTTCATGGTGTATAGCCTACAATACAGCAAGAAATAGTATTCAAAACAGACCTTCGTGGCTTCGCAGTGTAATACTTGGCAAAGATACAACTTGTCAGTGCGTTTATAGAGTTTATGGTAGATAGAATTATATTTTTGTAAAATAGCATTTTACACATAAAAAGAGAGGGCATAAGCCCTCTCGATTATTTTATAGGAATAGGGTTACAAAACAGTCCGTATTGTCAATATTCGACAAAATAAAACACTTTAAAGTGCTACAGTAATGATGTTCTCAAACAGAGAACTCTTCAAGTTTCGGTAGGACGGTGGAAAAATCTGCCGTCCTAATATTGACGTTTAAGAACAAATGTTCTATAATTGATGTATCGGAGGTAGCATTGTATGGAATATAAGGATGAAATAATTAAAATGATTGAGGGCTTGGAAGATAAAGACCTGTTATTGTACTTATACATATTTATTAAAGGAAAAATAGAGGCAGAGTAGAAACTCTGCCTTGTGGTTATATTTTCTTTTCCCAAACGTTACCACACTTTGAACACACAAATTTTGTTTTGCCGTTCTTGCCTTTAATTCCGGTAGCAGTACCAACAACGGCACCGACAGGCCCGAAGAGACCACCTACTGTGTTACCAACAAGTGCTTTACCGAATGAGAATTTTTTCTTGGTATCAACAGGTATGCCAACACCATCACAACCCCATTTAGGACATTTAACAGTTTTACTCATAATAAAATACCACCTTTCTTATTAATTTAATTTATTTTGAGTATTTTTCATACATCATATCTATTAAATTCATAATATTTTCTTGCTCTTTATCCGACAATTTAGATAACTTAAATACATAATCTTTGAGCTTGCTGTCTATATTTGAAAGTTCATAATCTATATTTGCTTGTTCAAATATAGGATTACTTTCTTCACCTGTAACTAGATATGACAAGGTAGTTCCTAAAAAATCGGCAATTTTCTGCATATTCTTAGTTTTTGGCTCGCTTTTTCCTCTTTTCCAGTCGGATAGAGTCATGTTTGAAATGCCTGTAGCTCTTGAAACATCGGCATTTTTTAAGCCTTTTTCGTCTAGTAATTTCTGATAATATTCATACATAAAAAAACCCTCATAAATTATTATGGAAAACTTTAAAATAATGCTTGACAATTAAAGAAAACCATAATATACTAGACCTAGATTAAGGGAATCCTTAAAACCTAGGTTTTAATTTTGTTATTTTGTTATCTTGGTAAGTTTCATTATAACGGATTTCCTTAATAAAATCAATATAATTTTAAGGAAAGGAGCGCAAAAAATGAATAATTCTAAGAAATATGCTCAATCATATTCGAGATTTGAGCAAATTTTGAAGAAAAAGGGTATCACATCATACCGAGTAGCAACAGACTTGAACTTTTCACCTATGTTACTTTCAGATTGGAAGAGAGATAAAAGCAAGCCTAAGTTAGACACAATGATTAAAATTGCAAGCTATCTTGATGAGCCGGTTGAAAGTTTCGCGGATTAGAAAGAAAGGAGAAAGCATGAACGATTTACAAATTTTCAATAATGAAGAGTTCGGAGAAGTCCGAACAGTACTTGTAGGCAATGAACCTATGTTTTGTTTGGTGGATATTTGCAGAGCATTAGACATTAGTAATCCATCAAAAGTAGCACAGAGGTTAGATGAAGATGAACGCACTAAGTTAGAGTTAGGGCGTGCAGGAGAAACAAATTTCATAACAGAAAGCGGTCTGTATGCAGTTATCTTAAGAAGCGATAAACCCAACGCTAAGAAGTTTCGCAAGTGGGTAACAGCCGAGGTACTTCCGTCTATCAGAAAAACAGGCAGTTATAGTATGCCAAAGACAACAGGCGGACAGATACAGTTATTGGCACAGGGCTATACAGAATTAGAGCAGAAAGTAAACGACATCAAAGATGATGTGAGTGAGCTTAAGGAAAATGTACCGCTTTACAGTTGCGATATTGACGAGATACAACAGCACGTTAAGCGCAGAGTTGTAAATATCCTTGGTGGCAAGCAGAGCGAAGCATACAGGGATAACAGTATCAGGCATAAGACATTTTCTGATATATGGACACAGTTAAAGCGTGAGTATGGTTGCGTATCTACTTATAAAAGCATCAAGAGGAAGTACATAGACGATGTGCATGAGTTTATTGATTGCTATGTCGTGCCTAAGTACCTTGACGAGCTTATACATGATGCAAATGCACAGCAGAGTTTCGCATAGCGAGGTGATTGTATGAGAAAAAGAACTTTAAAAGAGAAATTCTATACAGGCTGTGCCTATTCGATTTTCGGAGCATTAGCATTTACATTTTTCCTTGGATTATCGTTGGCATACGGAATTAAGACAGCGAGTATTATCGTTGGGGCAATCGTAACAGTATTTTGGCTGATACTGATTGCAATATGTCTCATAGAGGAGGGCGAACCGCATGAGAAAAAGAAACCTGATATTGATGTTATCAATTTCAACGATTGGAATTATGACCTTAAAGCCAATAGTAACGAAAGCAGATAGCAAAATTGAGCTGACAGCCGGAGTTTCTTCCTATTTAAATAGCGTAATGCTTGGAAAGGTTGAGCCGACAGTGGTCGAGAATGAGCCGGTTGTGGTTGAGCAGACCTATGAGGAGCCAACAGTTCCAACTTGCCGTAAGAAGTACAGTTGTAGCCGATTTAGGAAGCTGGGGCGAGTCAGATATGGCGATTACACATATATGTGGTACTCACAGAGAGTATTGCCGGGTGGTGGACTTAATATACCGGGCAGACATCTAAACGAATATGGACTTGTTGTAGATGAAAACGAGTATGCAGTAATTGCAAGTGATGATTTACCACACGGAACTGTAGTTGATACTCCTGTTGGCATACAAGGGATTGTATATGACGAAGGGAGCGGAAATGGAAATCTTGACATCTACTGCGATTGGTAGCCAATTGAAACGTCAGAGTGCTAACGATTACCTACAAGAACTATATCGAGCTAAACGGCACAAAGACAAATCGTTTGACTTTCAAGCATTACTAGATAAAGAAATGGAGAAGCTAAATGAGCGACAATGTAAGACGAATTAAGTTAGGCGATACGAGATACAAACTCAAACCACTGACTAGAGAGCAGAAGCTATTGCTCAGCAAGGCTCATTACATGGCAAGTGAGTGGTTTTTCGTATCGGAGTCAGACTCATATCTGAGAGTAGTTAAAAAATCAAGCCTACACGGAAATTTGATTCTAAAAACCATAAACAAATAGAAAGAGAGGAAACGCAATGAAAATTACACATGTCTATTTACAGAATTTTTGTAAATTCTATGGCAAAAACACACTTGATGTTGATTTTTCAGATAAGACTGCATTACTTGGTCAGAATGAATCTGGTAAATCAACTGTCAAATTAGCAATCTTTGATGTACTTAATCTCCATGATGAAAAAGACAGAGAGATTACAGGCATAAGACCGCATGATGAAAACGGAGTTGAGATTGACGATGTTGACATTGTAAGAGCTGTTACCTTTGAGATTGACGGAAAAGCAAAGACTCTGAAAAAGGTTACAAGGCAGAAACGCAACAAAAAGGGTGAGATTATAGGAAGTGTTACTGATTACTCAATCAATGATGTGCCGTATAAAATGGCAGACTACAATCAGTACATCAATGACAACATGGCAGAGCTTGGAGTATTACCATTTTGCTTAAATGCCATGACGCTTCTTAACAAGTCACAGGCAGAGCAGAGATTAGCACTTGCAAGCTATTTTGGTACACGTACTGATGAAGAAATCTGCGATATGTTTCCGCAGTTTGCCGAACTTAAGCCGATGCTTGACGATGGGGATGTAGACCAGCTTAAAAAAGTATGTCGTGGCAAGCTGAACGGCGCAGGCGGTAGGAATGGCTCAAAAGGACTTGTCAAGGAAAGAGACGAAATCTCAACAAGAATCGATACAATTCATTCCACCAATGAGTATACAGACCTTGCAGAACTTGAATTGCAGAAGAAAACCTACGAGCCACAGCTTAAGGAGATTGAAGATAAGCTGTCCGACTACAATAAGATTTTAGAGGACAAACAGAAAGCCACAGAGAATGTTATGAACCTTAAATTTGAGCTTTCAGACATGGAGAGAAAAGCCAATGCTGACAATCAGAAAAAGCGTATGGAGCTGCAGTCACAGATTGATGATTTCCATGCTTCAATTCACAAGGCAGAGTCGATGATAAGAGCTGGAAAAGCTAGCATTAAAACCTCTGAAAGAGAGATTGAAGATTGCACAAGAGACTTAGAAAAGGTACGCGCCGACTGGAAAAAGGCAAAGGAGCTTGCCTTTGACGAGAGCAGTATTAATTGCCCGATGTGCGGTCAGAAGTTGCCGGAAGATAAGATAGAGAGCATGAGAGCTGAGTTTGACGAGCGAAAAGCAAAGAACCTTAAAGAGCTTGAGGATAAGGGCAATGCACTGTCAAGTACTAGCAAGGAGCTTAAACAGGCTATTGAGGATAAGAAAAAGGAAATAATCGACCTTGAAGCAGAACTTAAGGAACTGACAGAAAAGTGTGACATCGTTGCTAAAGAGCTTGGAAAAGTGCCTACTGATGTTGATATGACAGGCAACAGTGAGTATCAGGCACTTAAAGCTAAAATCGGGGAAAAAGAGAAAGCTCTTGCAGATGAAAACGATACATCGGAGCTTATCAGAAAGCTCAAAAACGAGCGAAACGAACTGCTAAGACAAGTTTCATCGGTTGATACAAAGATTGAGCTTGGTGTGGCAAATAACAAGCGTATAGACGATAGCATAGCCGACCTTGAGGATAAGAGAAAAGACCTCAATCAAGAGATAGCTGATTGGGAGAGAAAGCTTGACTTGCTGAAAGAGTTTACTCGTAAAAAGAACGAGCTTTTACAGGCTGATGTTAATAAGTATCTGGATTTTGCCACAGCAAAGCTGTTTAGACCGCTTTTAAATGGTGATACCGAAGAGTGCTGTGACTTTGTATACAATGGTGAAGCATATGCAAGAAACCTCAACCATGGTGCAAGGATGTTGACAGAAGTTGACATATGCCGAGCTTTTCAGAAAGTGGCAAACGTTAATTTCCCAATTATTATTGATGATACAGAGAGCGTTGACGATTGGAGAATACCACAGATTGATAACCAGTTAATCTTGTTAAAGCATACACAGGACAAAGAGCTTGTGATTGAGGCGGTGTGATATGGCGAATGATAGATATATTGTAGAACAAGAATTTGAACACGCAGGATATAAATGTGTCGTTACATTCAATGTGATGGGGCATAGGTGCGGATATGTAGGCATTCCTAAAAACCACCCTTTATATGGCAAAGAGCATTCAGACTATCTTGAAATTAAGAAAGCAGATGTCGGAGACCGAAAAATAAGCGGTATTTTTTCTTTGCTTGGAGCTTGCCTTGATAAAGACGAAAGAATACGAATTGAAGCATATTTTCAATGCCACGGCGGTATTACATTTTCTGATGGTGGAGAAAATTCAAACTATCCAATAGAAAGTGATTTATGGTGGTTTGGTTTTGACTGCGCACATTGTGACGATGCAAAAGAACTTAGACTTGCTTACGAGAGATTTCCTAATTACAGAGAGAGCCTTGCTATGCAGATTGAGTGCGAAGATAGATTTCATATTGATGGGTTGACAGTCCGCACAGAGGAATATGTTGCGGAAGAGTGTAAGAAGTTAGCGGAGCAGTTAAAAGAGTTTGAATAGAAAGTGAGAGATAATATGAAACTTTATTTTTATGGGTTAGATACAGGCGGATACGGCAGAGAGCCTAGAAAAATATCTTGTATTGAATGTGAAGCGGAAGAAAAGCCAAAGACTTATATGCCAATTAACGGTAGTAGATTTCCCAATTATATATGTCGATTAAGAAAAGATGACATAGGACATTTTATTGGCGATTATTCAAATCTTGTGGCTTTTACAGAGCCTAGTTTTGAGCGCGCAAAAGAAATGTTTAAGAACAGGGAAAAGGCTAGGGTTGAAAACGCAAAAAGGGAATTAGACCGGTTGGAAAATGTATTAAGAGTAATCGAGGAAAGTGAGGAAAAATAAATGATTAGAGCAAAAGACGGAGAAGTTACATTTACAGGTATAAAAAGCCATGTTATGGCAGAGGCGGTCACTGTTTTACGTGCGCTTAAAGAGATTGTTTCAGAGGAAGAGCACAAAACTGTGATTAGACTTGCTGATAAAAGCGAGAAGCAGTTGAGTGGCGAAGCCGAGAGAATGAGAGAAGTGATTAAAAAGTTGCTTGGATTATAGGAGGTTCACAACATGAGTATTAAGAAAAGAAATTATTACATGGGTGGGAAGAAACATACTGTAGAGCTTAAGTATGACGGATATATGTATACAGTCATATCTGACGGAGTTTTATTCAAGCAGACACCTAATGAACTGTTTGCGGTTCAGGTTTTCAATGAGATTTAGGAGGATTAATTATGGCAGAGAATACGGCAGTTGCAGAAAAGAAAGAAGCTGAAAGCAGAGAGCTTGTAGCAAAAGATTTTACAGAGGGAATGGTTGTGAAAATCAAGCAAAAAGAGAAATTCGGCTTGACATTTCCTAAAGACTATAACTACACAAATGAGCTTATGTCAGCAATGCTCATTTTACAGGACACACAGGATATGAATAAGAAGCCTGTATTACAGAGTTGTACAAGGGCAAGTATTGAAAATGCACTTATCGAAATGGTGACAGACGGATTATCAATAAGAAAGAAGCAGTGTTACCCAGTCGCTTATGCGGGCAAATTAAGCTGTCAGCCGTCTGTTTATGGCGCAACTTGTCTTGCTAGAAGATATGGGCTTAAAGACATTAATGCATCAGTTATTTATAAAGGGGATGTATTCAAGTACCACAAAGAGGACGCAAAGACAATTATTGATTGCCACGAACAGAGCTTTGAGAATATCGACAATGACAAGATTGTTGGTGCTTATGCGGTAGCGATTATGGGAAATGGTGAGAAGATTGCAGAAGTTATGACTATGGCGCAGATAAAGACAGCTTGGAAACAGGGATACGGATATAAGGAGACCGGAAACGGGGTTCATCAGAAATTCGCAGACCAGATGGCTATGAAAACTGTTAAAAATAGACTTCTCAAAGCTATCAACAATACTCATAGCGGTTTTGGCAAAGAAGATGATTACGAGGAAATCAGCCACGATGAAATGCTCGAACAGGATGTTGCCTATGATATTGAGCAGAACGCAAATACAGTAGATTTTGACGAGGACAACATAATTGATGTAGAGCCGACCGACACAGCCGACAAGCAGTCAGAGGAGCTACCGCCATTCATGCAGAGTGAGGAGAGCTGATATGAGAGTAATTTCACAGGACGGAACAATGGATATACCATATGAAGAGGTGATTATTCAGAGATTCAGGTCAAGAATTTATTTTCTGAATAAAAACTTAACAGGCGTTGAGTCGCTTAGTGATGACGTGCAAATTGCTGAATATTCCACCGAAGAAAAGGCAATTAAGGCTATGGAAATGCTTAGAGAAGCATATGTCGGTATGCCTATTGTAATGCAGAATGTCGCTATTTCAGAAGATGTGGCAAAGGAATTTGAAGGATTAAAGAAATGTGGTGTGCTGGTGAACGCAGAAAATCAGCCGTCAAAAGTAGATTTTATCAACAATGCTGTTTTTCAGTTTCCACAGGATGATGAAATCGAGGTGTGAGTATGCTAATCAATTCAAACAAAGAAAATGTAAAATTTATAAGCTACACAGGCAAATATCCTAATTTATGCTGTGGAGACTTGACACTCGAAATTGACGGAGAAAAAGTAATATTCGGGAGTATGTATTGTAGCAGAATGAGCGAGCGTAAAGGCATATGTCCTATATTTTGGCATTCCGGCGGATATATTAGAAATTATGAAGCCTATACAGGAGAATGGCAAATAGATGTGGACAAAATACCGGAAAAATACCGCAAATATGCAAGCGAAATAGACGAGGTATTCAATGCCAATGTGCCTTATGGTTGTTGTGGAGGTTGCGAATGAAGATTATTAAAGGTAAAGAGAAAGAATATAAGGATTGGTACGACAAGAATAGTGACGGATACAGCAGGGCTTGCTTCACTTATGCTGAAAGGTGGGCTGAACTGTTAGAAGCAGAAATTGACAAGAGTAATGACATTATGAAGTGTTTTGTTGATAATGCAGACAGATTGGGCCGTGAAGCAGACACAGAGGGCATAACAGGATTTATGTACGGATGTGCAGTTAGTATTCTTTCACAGTGTTGGGAATACGGAGAGTATTTGAGAAAGTGGCATAACAAAAAGTATGACTATGACGGAGACGGAGCTGTAAATCCAGCAGTTATGACAGTAGGTGTGAAATGATGAAGCTTAAATGTATTGCAACAGGAAGTACAGGGAATACATATGCCTTAATTGGTGACACAGGAGAAATCCTATTGCTTGATTTGGGTGTGTCAGAAAAGACTATCAAAAAAGGTATTGATTGGAAAATATCAAATGTTGTTGGAGCTGTAATTTCTCACGGGCACAAAGACCATTCTCTATCAGTTGAGGATTTTAAATCAATGGGAATACCGATTTATGCACCATATTTGAAGATTGATTATATGTCAATGAATATGGGCGAGTTTACAGTAAAGCCTTTTGATTTGACAGCAATAGATGGAAGCTGGACACACACAAACGCAGATGGCGAACCTTGCCCGATATTCGGATTTTTGATTACACATCCCGAAATGGGTAGATTGCTTTACATAACCGACACAGAGCTGATTAAGTGGCGTTTCAAAGACATAAACCACATTCTCTTAGGTGTGAATTATGACAAGGATTTAATCGACAGGGATAACACAAGCAAAGCTAATCACGTATTCAGAGGTCACTTAAGTATTGACACAGCTTGCGATTTTGTCAAAGCTAACAATTCAGATAGCTTACAGAATGTCATAATGTGCCATTTATCAAGTGAAAATTCTGATAGAGATAGTTTCATCGAGAAGATGAAAAATGCCGTAAATGGGGCGAATGTAGATGTTGCAGTAGCAGGGAAAAGTTGGATTTTAAGGAAAGGAGATGAATGTCCGTTTTGAGTAGACACACAAACTTGATTACAGGAGAAAAATATATGACAGAGCAAAACGCATTAAGACATTACATCTCTAAAGCCAAGAAATCAAAGCATAGAAATAATTTCGAAGAAATGTGGAAATTGTATTCGCAGGCAACGAAAATAATTGACGTTGATTACTGCTATAAATGCCAGTATGAAGATTTTGGGTATTGTGGTTTAAGAAAATCGTACACTTCGGAAGAAGAAAAATTTATAAAGCATTGCTTTGATGGATTTATTAAAGAAATGGAAGATATGCTTAATGAAATGCAAAGTAAAAATGCGTGTCCGTTTTAGAAAGGAGATTATATGAGTTATAGTAGCTTATATGGAATTAAAGCTGATTATACAGGCGAAATACTTTGTGAGTATAAAAATTCTTGGTGGTTTAGTCCTGTTGTATGGAGTGTACTTTCGGACAAGACACTCCCTAAAGTTATGGGATATATTCAAAGTGTTATTGGAATGCACGGTGCAGATGTTTGGAAGAAAATAAATACAAAAATGAACAATTCCACAAATACATCAGACCGAATTTGCTGGGAATTAAGCAATCAGCAGATTTTATTTACAAAAGACAAAGATTGTATTGCTTACAATATCCGCAAATTTGTTGAACAGAACAAGGGCTATGATAAATCTGATGAAGATAATTTATCAGTGTTAGAAAGAGAACATATTATTGAAAGATTTAACGAAATTGCAGATGACATATCCGCTTTAGACGAGAAAGAATATCCTTATTTTGTTTTTAAGAATACTTCTGTTGATGATAGTGTGGAATCTTGGTTCAGTGTTTACGATGAAGAAACAGATGATTATGTTGATAAATCAATAAAAGATTGGGATAAGTTCTTAGCGGAATTTGTAATCATTGAAAATGAACAAATCAAGAACTTCATTTCAAATAGAGACTTTCAATATTAAATTTCGAGGTACAGCGAACAATTAAGGAAATTATTACCCAGTGTGGTAGAAGAAAAAGTGCCCTTTTTAAAAATTAAACAGACAGGAGGAATGACTTATTAACAGAGTAATTTTATGTGGAAGACTGACTAAAGACGCAGAAACAACTTATACACAGGGAAACAACATGGCGGTAGCGAGATTTACTCTTGCAGTTGATAGAAGATTCAAGCAGGAAGGACAGCCGACAGCAGATTTTATCAGATGTATTGCTTTTGGAAAAACGGCTGAATTTTTTGAGAGGTTCGGGCGCAAAGGTACAAAATTCCTTATCGAGGGCAGAATTCAGACTGGCAGTTATACGAACAAAGATGGACAGAAAGTATACACAACTGATGTAGTGGTTGAGAATACCGAATTTGGCGAAAGTAAAAATTCAAGTGGCAGTGGTGCAGAACCACAGCCAAAACCTGATGATGGTTTTATGAATATTCCTGATGGTATTGACGAGGAATTACCATTTAACTAATTCACTAAAGATAACAAAACAATTAAATATTATGAAAGGAGATATTATGAGCGAAGAAAAATTAAGAGTTTGGCATAATTGCCAAGTAGGAGCGGTTAAGAACTTCTATGTATCAGTTGATAGCATTGAAGAAGCGTGGAGCATTCTTAATACGCTATGGAGATATGATTTGTTTCAGTGCGAAAACAGAATTAAACCCGATTACTGTAACGCAAGCGGACTTGAATACTACGATTTTGAAGATCAAAAATGGCACGAATGGTATGACAATGACGGATATGACATTAGAGAGCATTTTGAAAACGAGGAGGAAGAATGAACACAGAAGTAATGTTTAGTAGCAAAACAGACCAGTGGGCTACACCAAATGATTTCTTTGACAAACTGAATGAGGAATTTCATTTTACATTAGATCCTTGTGCTGATGAAATTAACCATAAGTGCGAGAAGTATTACACAAAGGAAGATGATGGACTGAAACAATCTTGGAATAATGAAAGAGTTTTTTGCAATCCACCTTACGGAAGAGAAATCGGTAAATGGGTTGAAAAAGCATACGCAGAAAATATGATCGGCGGTGCTTATGTAGTAATGCTTATTCCTGCAAGAACTGATACAAAATGGTTTCACGATTACATATACAACAAGCCGAATGTTGAAATCAGATTTATCAAAGGCAGATTGAGGTTTGGAAATTCTGAAAACCCTGCACCATTTCCGAGTATGTTGGTAATTTTTAAAAGAGAACCATTGATGATAAATGTGTATGATCTTATTGATTATTTAGCAAAGCCAAGAGGGGATTTGCTGGAAACTATAAGCAAAGGTTGCTCGGTTTACGAGATTAAAAAATTTATTGAAGATATAAAGGAGTGTGAACCGATTGAGTAATATGCGACAAATATATGCAATCAAAAACAAAAACATAAAGCGGATATTAGATGTTTGCCCTGATATGAAACGTAAGAGTGGCATTTATTTCTACACTAGAACCGATGAAAATGGAATATCGTACTTTTATATTGGTCAAAGCGTAGATTGCTTAGAACGTAGTATATCGCACTTGACAGGTTATCAGCACATAGATTTATCAATCAAGAAAAGAGGATTTTATAGCGAAAAAAATCCTTATGGTTGGAAGTTGAATGTTATGTATTATCCGAAAGACAAGCTTGACGAAATGGAACAATATTGGATTTTGGAATACACAAAAAGAGGTTATCAGTGCAGATATAACAAGACAGCAGGCGGTCAAGGAGAGGGCAAAGAAAAGATAAATGAGTTTAAGCCCTCTAAAGGCTACAGAGACGGCATACAACAAGGCAGAAAGAACCTTGCAAGGGAATTATCCAATATAGCAGAAAAGCACCTTAAAATCGAATTGAGAGAAGATAAGAAGCATAACAAGGTATCGCAGAAACAGTATGAGAAGTTTATGGATTTATTGAAAGCGGGTGAAAGTGAATGAGCGGTGGAAGTTGGAATTATTTATATTCAAAAGAGATTGATGACCTTATGCAGTACAGCAACATTGAAACATTAGAAGAAATGGCTGATTATCTCAATCAAAACGGATATGAAGATGTGGCAAAAGATACAAGGCGGTTAGTTGAATATATCAAATCAGCTAAAATAAGAGTGGAAACGCTCTTTGAAATGCTAAGTCCTGTTTTCAAAGCTGTTGAATGGTATTGTAGCGCAGATTGGGGCAAAGATAAAGTTGATAAGGCAATAGAAGAATATAGGAACGGAAAGGGTGATTCGGAATGAAGATTTTAAGTAAAAAGAAATACAACAAACTCATTGAAGATTTTGAGGAATTGCAGAAAAAGGTAGAAGAACTCAAAAGAATAAATGAAAGCCTTGGGAAAAAGTTGGAGGATAAGAAGACAAGTTGCAAGCTGAACAACGGCAAAGATTTCTGCTTTAAATGCCAAAACTCTTACAGATACAAGACATACCCTAGACCATTTTGGGGAACAACAGAAATTGAGCGGTGCGGTTGCTTACTTGATGTGCCTTGCGAGAATTTTGAAAGAAAAGAAAGTGAGTGATTCAGAATGAATTTACTTGAACACTATGTAACAAATATAACTCACGAAGAACCTATCGAAAAGTACGGAATGTTATTTTTCAAGGTTGTATGTGATGTTGATTGCTATGGCAACAAAGCAATTCAGACAGAAGTTTTACTTTCCGAAGATGATTATGCAGAAGCTAAAAGTAAAGGCTATTATTTAGCATAAAAGAGAGGTGATTCAGAATGAAGATTTTGAGTAAAAAGAAATGTGAAGAAATTCTGAAAAGAATTACTGCAAATGAAATTATTCAGGCAGAATACGGACTACACGATATGGAAGCAGAAACAAAGGCAACGGAAAATAGAGCAGAGATAGCTTTTATTGTCGGCGGCATTAAGGGAATAAACAAGGTGCAGAACACATTGAGAAAAAGGTATAACAATATAAACCACGAGTGAAAAGATTAAAATACATCAACCGAAACTTGAAGAAAATAGGAGATGATGATATGGCGATATACAGAAATGTCCAGTTGTCATTTTGGACGGACAATAAAATCTTAGATGATTTTACACCGGAGGACAAGTACTTTTACTTATACTTACTCACTAACCCACATACAAACATATGCGGTTGTTACGAAATAAGTTATAAGAGTATGTCGGACGATACAGGCTATAACAAAGAGACAATTATAAGATTACTTGAAAGATTTGACAAAGTACATGGTGTCATTAAGTTTAGCCCGAGTACAAAAGAAGTGCTTATTTTGAATTGGTATAAGTATAATTGGAGTAAGTCAAGCAAAGTACTTACAGGGGCATGCAACGTAGCAAAATACATCAAGAATGAAAGCTTTAAAAAATACATTTTTGACACCATTGAGAGCGTTAGAAATAATACCTTAAATATACCCTATGAATACCCTATGGAAACATCTGTTTCTGATACTGATTCTGATTCTGTATCTGATACTGTTATTAATAATATAGATAATAATAAAGAGATATATATAAATATTATTAACTATCTAAATAATAAATGTAATACAAGATATAGATATAATACTCCTAATACCAAAAAGCATATTAAAGCAAGACTTAATGAAGGATATACAGAGCAGGACTTTTATACAGTTATCAGCAAAAAGGCTGATGAATGGCTTGGAACAGAACAGGAGAAGTACTTAAGACCCGACACTTTGTTCGGAACTAAATTTGAAAGCTATCTGAATCAGCAGATTAGCAAAAACACACAATCAAATAAGCAATCATCACAGCTTGATAGAATTTTAGAAAGTTTGAGAGGTGAGACGATATGACGGAAGGGGAGGCAAAAAAACTTTTCGCAGTTATGACAGTGGCATATCCAAATTACAGAATTGATGATATTGAATACACAGCTAAGATATGGGCAGACTTTCTTGGAGGATATTCATACGAGCAGGCGAATATGGCGCTTAGAACGTACATAACAACCGATACAAGCGGATTTGCACCGAGCATCGGACAGCTAATCAACAAACTGCATGAGGTTCAATCCCCACAAGAGCTTAACGAAATGGAAGCATGGTCACTTGTTAGTAAGGCACTACGAAATGGCTACTATGGAGCAGTTGAAGAATTTAACAAGCTACCACCACTCGTACAAAAGGCTGTCGGGAGTCCAGATAACTTGCGGAATTGGGCGCTGACAGACAGCAAGAGCATTGAAAACGTAGTGCAGTCGAACTTTATGAGGACTTATAGGGTAGTTGTTAATCGAGCAAAGGAATATCAAAAAATGCCAAAGGATATAAAGACATTGATTGAAAACACCAATAGAAGCTCGTACTCGGCTCAAATTGGCACTAAAAATCGTGAGGCGATAAAATTATCGTTAGAAGATAATAAAAGCCAAAATAAGCCAATTAAAGGTATTCCAATGCCAAAAGAAATTAAGGAACGTATCGAGCAGATGAAAAGATAGGAGGTAAAGAGGTTTGTGCGCACAATTAAAGCCGGCTTTACTCCTAGCGAAAAATGATAAAAGACAAGTATTCAAGACAAAGGTATGAAGAACGAAAAGCCAGTAACCTTTGCGTGCTTTGTGGGAAACCGCTTGATAGAGAAGGTGTGGTTTGTACGGCATGTAACAGCAAACGTACAGCGTACGGCCGAGAACTTTATAAAAAATTACAGGCAGTTGGTGTTTGCCCTAGATGTGGCAAGAACTTGCTGTATGGTGACGAAAAAAGCTGTATCGAGTGTAGGGCAAAATCAGCCGAAGCCATGTCAAAGATACGTGCTACTGATGTCAAAAAATACAATGAGCGACAAAAAGCATGGCGAAAAGCACGATACGAAAAAGACAAGGAAAATGGCATATGCACACGCTGTCGTAAAAGGAAAGCAGACCCAGGGCATACCACTTGCACATTTTGCCGGGAAACGATGAGAAGAGCACATGTTAAAATGCCTGAAAGAACCGGCAGATATGAACAAGGACTATGTTTTTTCTGTGATAATCCGGTAAAGCCCGGATATAAGGTTTGCGAAAAACACTATCAGCAGAACGTTAAGAGCGCAACTTGTGAAAAGGCAAACATAGCACGGCAGAAGATGAAAGAAAGGAGCCCACAATGGACACCTTGAAAGATTTTTACGATTTTTACCGACCGCTGCAAAGGAGATATGACTTGCGAATGTTTTATAAAACCAATAGCAAGGAAACAAAAATAACTATCCGACAGCGCGATAAAGAGCTTGTAAAAGTCACAGAAGAAACTACCGAAGCCTGTTTTAGCAGGACGAAACGAGAACTTGAAGAAAGAATGAAGAAATATGAGCAACAGACTAAAACTAAAGAGAAAGCACAAAGAGCCGGATTTTACATGGACAAAATCCGAAAGAGTTACGCTGAAAAACAGCAATAACCGCAGAAAGCTCGTAAGGCGGTCTTTCACAGACTTTATGGACCTGGGTTACTATGTACTGTATTTACACCACGGATTTGGAAATAAGCGCATTGTAAGGCTTGAAAGAACCATAAATGAGTACCTTGAAAGAGCACAGGATGAAAAAGAAATGAAAACCGAAACGCTTGCTGAACTTTTGAAAATCAGATAATGCTGTGGTTCAGAGGACAGTCTGCGAGTCAGAAAAAATGGTCTTTAGAAGAAAAATGCGAATTTGATATGAATTTGCTTAAAGAAGTTTCACTTATGTATAATTTGGTAAACAAAATGTTTATTATTTGCATGAGAAAAGGATTAAAGCTGATAATGGAGAATCCTTATTCAGAAGAGCATTTTTTAAGACGATATTGGTGCTATTCCCCAGCAGTAATTGATAGAGATAGGAGAGATAGCGGAGATTACTTTAAAAAGCCTACACAGTATTGGTTTTTGAATTGTAAACCACAGAACAATCTTATTTTTGAGCCAATTAGTTATAACGCTATCGAATGTAAGGACGCTATAAGAATAATGACAAAAGAGCATTATGCAAAAACGGGGGCAGATAATAAGAAAACAGCAAGGTCAATGATACACCCACAGTACGCAGATAGATTTATCAGGCAATATATTCTTGATGAAGCAATATGGAGAGGCAAACAATGAAGCACTACAAACCAATTAAATGTGTAGTCTGTAGCAAGATATTTACACTGACCGCAGCCAATCAAAATACGTGTTGTGAAGCACATAGAGAGCAAAGAGCTACAGAATTGAGAAAAATCAGAGAAAAGAAAAGGCTCAAAAGAAAGCCCATTAAGAAAAACAAACTTGCGGAAATCTGCGAGATTGCTAAGAGTAAGGGCATGAGCTACGGACAATATATGGCAGAGCAATATAAAAAGGAAGTGATGATAAAATGAATGAATGTTGTGGAAATTGTAAATATCATCAATACGAGGTATATCGCAAGGTTGGGTGTGTTGCAACAAAGATAGCGAATATGTAGCTGATTGGACAGATTACACTGATTGTTGCGAGGAATGGGAGAGCAGATGAATAGCAGAACTATAAGCGATATAGAGTCAATTGAAAGACAATGCGTATACGAGGACAACAAGCCGTGTAACAGCTCATGCCGATATTCAAATACTTGTATACACAGTACAAGCAAAACCGAAGAATAGGAGATAGGTCTATGAAGTTTTCAAAGCTGACTAGACCGGAACTTGAAGAAATTATGAAAAATGCCAATTTTACCGATGAGGAAGCGAAAGTTTTTAAATTACTAGTTGCTGATAAAAGCCTTGAAGAGGTATCGCAGAGACTATTAATTTCAAAAACAACCACTTCTCGGAGAGTGGCAGACATTAAAGAAAAGATAGAAAGGAGTCGGACGATGAATAATAAAGTGCCAATATGGGAAAAAGTAACGCTGACGATTGATGAAGCTGCGGAATACAGTAACATCGGAATTAACAGAATTAATGATATGCTTAATAATCCCTCATGCCCTTTTGTACTTTTTGTTGGAAGAGGCAAGCGATTAGTCAAGCGCAAGGAGTTTGAGAAATATCTCGAAAAGACAGATAGTATATAGATATATTGAATTATGAGCCATTATGTAGTAATATAGAAATTATCATATAATGGCTTTTAATTTTGAAAGGAGCCATAAATCAGTATGGGAAAGGATTTGAGAGGAAAAGAGCTGGGAGTCGGAATAACCCAGCGCAAGGACGGACTTTATCAGGGCAGATACAAAGATAGGTTCGGCAAGAACAAGACAATCTACAATAGCAAGTTGTCGGAACTGCGAAAGGAGCTTAGCAAAGCAGTGACCGACAATCAACAATTTACAAGTGTTAGGGACAATGTTACTCTTGATGTGTGGTTTGACAGGTGGATGAGTGTATACAAGAAAAAGAGCGTGCGCCCCAATACCATTAGGGAGTACACACACATATATAAGAAGAACATTTCACCATACCTGGGAAACCACGAAATAAAATCTATTTGCAAGTCGGATGTACAGTTACTTATCGACAAGGCTTCTGACGATAACTATAAATATGAGAGGCAGAGCAAAATCAAGGCTATCTTAAGCGATATGTTTAGCAGAGCTATGGAAGATGACCTGATGATTAAGAATCCGGCAAAAGGTGTAAAGCTGAGAGCAGACAAGGAAGTTAATGCTTTTGCATTGACGGCAGAGCAACAGAGTGAGTTTTTTGAAGCGTGCAAAGGAACGTTTTACGATAATTTGTACAATGTAGCACTTAATACAGGCTTGCGCCCAGGAGAACTGTTTGCGCTCACGATTGCAGATATACATATGGACGAGGGATATATTGATGTTAATAAGACACTTGTGTATCAGAAATACCTTGAAGATAAAGGCAAGACATTTCATGTTGAGCCACCAAAAACCAAGCAGAGTTACAGACACGTACCAATTAACAGTGTATGCAAGGAATGCCTGACGAAACAATTTGAGCTTAAAAAGATAGTTTCAGCACGTAGGCCTAAGGAACAAAACGAATATTTGTTTGTTACGAGGTTTAACACACCGATTAATTCGGTTATATATAGCGACTCTATACGTTCGATTGTAAGACGGATAAATGACACAAGAAGCAGTGACAATGAATTTCCATTTTTTAGCGGTCACACATTTAGACATACGTTTGCGACAAGATGTTTTGAGTCGGGAATAGAGCCGAAAGTCGTTCAATCATATTTGGGTCATGCAACGCTGAAAATGACAATGGACTTGTATACACATGTTACACCCGAAAAGTCGTTTGCCGACATTGAAAAAATCGTTAGCGCCGACAACAAAATCATAGAATATAGAAGAAAATGTGTGTAGTAAGTGTGTAGTAGTACACACTCTCAATTTAAAGGATGTTGAAAAATCAACGCTCGCAGGGCACTTTTGTACTAAAACTGGTAAAATTATTATGTGTACCAAGGAGTGCCATACGATTTCGTAAATAATGGCGCAATCCTAGGAAAATAAAGGGACTGCGAGGTTTTCGTAAAATCGTAAAAAATATAAAATTCTATGTATTTTAATGTATTTTAATACAAAAAGTGTGTAGTAACTGTGTAGTAACCACCCTAAAAAGTGTGTAGTAAAAATTGTATATAGAAAAGCCATTATATGACACAAATATGAGAAGAACATGGAAATGCTCTTCTCTTTTTTTATGCCACAATTTAGGCATAAGGAGATGATGTTATGTTTGACGATAATGTAAGAGAACAAATATTTGCAAAAAGTGAGTTACAAAAAATCGACCTAATGACATTATCCCTTGTCATTAAAGCGATAGAGGAAGTTTTAGAGGAGGCAGACAATGAACAATCCTTATCAGGCACCTATGATGAATAATCCTTATGTGCAATCTCAAAATCCGTATATGGATAGAATGAACTTTTTGCAAAATTATCAGCAGAGCTTACAACAGCAGCCTATGCAGATGAATCAACAGCCTATGCCACAGCAGATAGCAGGCATTAATGGCAGGGTGGTGCAAGCAGTTGAAAATATCAACGCTAACGAGGTTCCTATGGATGGCTCAATGGCATTTTTCCCGAAGCAGGATATGTCGGAGATATATGTTAAGGGTTGGAATGCTGACGGAACTATCAACACGATTGTGTATAAGCCTTATACAGCCCCTAAAGATAATCAGACAGTAAATTCTATGGTTAATACAGAAAATACCAAATTTACCCTATCAGACGAAAGTACACAGCTATTTCTGAATAAGTTTGAAGAGTTATCAGAGAAGATAGGGCAGTTAGAAGATAGATTTGATAAATCTTTAGGAACACAGAGAAAAGCTTCAAGGACGCAAAAGGAGAGTGAGTCTTAATGAATCCTATGCAGATGTTACAAGGCATGAAAAACCCACAGCAGTTTTTACAACAGATAGTGGGGAATAACAGTGTAATGAGCAATCCAATGGCTAGAAATGCTATGCAGATGGCTCAAAAAGGGGATTCCAAGGGCATTGAACAGATGGCTAGGAATTTGTGCAAAGAAAAGGGAATTGACGCAGATAAGGCTTTTGAGTCGTTTAAAAGTCAATTAGGAATGTGATACTAATTCTTGCAAGATTATGTATATAAAAATGAATTATGGAGGTAAATTCTATGTTTAACACAGGTAATTGTGCATCCGTTCCGCTTGTTGCGAACATTGACGGAAACGGAAATAACAATGGATGGGGCGCAGAAGGCTCATGGTTATGGTTTATTATCGTTATCTTTGCTATCTTCGGATGGGGTGGATTCGGTAACGGATTCGGAGGAAACGGAATGAATGGCGGTGTCGGCAGTGAAATTCAGAGAGGGTTTGACAACCAGGCGGTTATCTCAAAACTTGATGGTATCTCAAATGGCTTATGTGACGGCTTCTACGCTATGAACAACAGTATGCTTACAGGCTTTAATGGTATTAACACAAATATCATGCAGACAGGCTTCGGCATACAGCAGGCTATTAACGCTGATACAGTCGCTAATATGCAGAATACAAATGCTTTACAGTCACAGCTTGCAAACTGTTGCTGTGAGACAAGAGAAGCTATACAGGGTGTAAACTACAATATGGCAACCAACACTTGTGCTTTGCAGAACACCATGAACAACAACACGAGAGACATTATTGATAGCCAGCAGGCAGGAACGAGAGCCATCCTTGATTTCCTGACTAATGACAAGATTGCAACATTACAGGCAGAGAATAACGATTTACGCAGAGCTGCTTCACAGGATAGACAGAATGCACTTCTGACTACCACAATGGCAGCACAGACAAATCAGATTATTGATGCAGTAAGACCTACACCGGTTCCATCATTCCCAGCAAGCAACCTTTACGGATATGCTTACGGATGTGGATGCAATACAGGCTGTGGCTGCTAAACAACTGAATAATCAAGTATCTTAATCGAAAGATTATGTCTGCTAAGCAGTATTACGATGTTACCGACATTGATGTCGGGAAGATAGGGCAGACTTGTATGGTCTGCCCTTATTTTTTAGAAAGAGAGGTAAAAATAATTTATGGAAATAACAGGAATTGCATTACAGACTGTTTCAGCCGGAGAAGATGTGGCATTTACAGAGACAGCAGTTTGCGGTAGTAAGTGTATCGTGCACAGGACCGGAAGTGGAATTATCAAGTTGAGAGGTATTACAAATCAGTGCAAGGCACGATTTTTAGTATCGTATAGCGGCAACATTCAGATACCTACAGGCGGTACAGTTGAAGCTATCTCGCTTGCTATCGCGGTAGACGGAGAACCTTTACAGTCTACAAAAATGATTGTTACACCAGCCGCTGTTGAAAACTTATTTAACGTATCAGCACAGGCATATGTTGATGTACCTTGCGGCTGTTGCAGTACAGTAGCGGTGCAGAATACATCTACACAGGCTATCGAGGTTCAGAACAGCAACTTAATTGCTGTCCGTGAAGCGTAAGGGGGTGTGAGTATGCACATTGAAAGAATCCACAAAATGATTGAATGTCTTACAGAGAAAGCCTTAGGCGAGCTTGATAAGGGCGTTGAGAATGTCAATACAGAGGAAATGGGCGAAGCTGTCGATATGATTAAGGACTTATGTGAAGCAGAGTACAAGGCTGTTATCGTTAAGTCTATGAAGAAAGCTGATGAAGAGGAAGAGGAGTACGACAAAGAACTCTTAAGAAGTCTTAAGGCAGAATATGGCGAAGAGGGCGGCAGAAGATACTATGACGAATACCGCTATGCAAACGGCAGATTTGCGCCAAAAGGCAGGGGAATCCGCAGAGGATATACTGAACCACCATACTATCACATGCCGGTAAATTATAACGACATGGAGTATATGCGCGACATGGATAAGGACAGAGGCAAGATGTACTACTCTGAACCGATTGCACCACATGTGAGTGAAAGTAATTATGACAGAGCAAAGAGACATTACACCGAGACAAAAGAAATGCACAAAGGAGCCTCTACAGAGGACAAAGAGCATAAAATGAAAGCCCTTGACATGTATATCCGTGAATTGAGCGGAGATATATCGGAGCTTTTAAACGATATGACGCCTGATGAACGTAACCTTTTGCGCACGAAGATGAGCAATCTTGCGTCAAAACTGTAATTATTAAGGCTATGGGTAGTAATGCTCATAGCCATTTTTAGAGGGTATAAGCATGGATATAAGAGTTAATGATATATTGTGGCATATACAATTTAAAAAGCCCACATCGAGCGAATTAAAGCGGTCAGACGGCACAATAAGTTTAGGAGTGACCGACAACACAACTAAGACAGTAACGATAGCTGATAATGTGTCTGATTACATGGCCGACAAGATACTATGTCACGAGCTAGTGCATGTGTACTCATTCTCATACGGCTGTGACATTGACATAGAGACAGAAGAAATAATCGCAGACTTTATGAGCCTGTATGGACGGAATATTGTATACACGGCTGACAAAATATTTGATTTATTGGAGCAAAAATATGGATAAAATAGACAGATTATTAGAATACATACACCGGACTAATCCGGAAATGACACGGCAAAAATTGATTGAAGAACTAGGAGAGAGTGACTACAGCGCTAAGAGCATTTATTTTTTGGCAATTCAAAATTCAAAATCCTAAAAATTTTAGGATGAAAAAAGTGCCCCCCTACCTTTGGATTTTTTGATTTCAAAAATCCGTTCGCAAAATTTTGCAAAAACTTGTCGAGAACTTGCAAAGAACTCGCACCACACTTTAATTGAGTAAATTTTTCTGAAAATTCAAACATTTTCCATGAGTTGGTGCGCCTGACTTGTAATAGCTCACACCCGGCACGGCTTGACGGCTCGAACCTCTACGGCAATGCTATAAGACATTGTAAACGGCTCGTTTTACGGCTTATTTATTATAGCGTACTTGATAAAATCCATGTTAACACGTATAAAAGCCCTTAAAACGTCAAATACACGGCTTTAAATGTGTATATCATAAAATCATATACTGATTTTGTTAATTTGTCAATGTACGATAGCACGACAAAAGGGATATAAAATATCCCTAGTAATAACGCGTGATATATTCTCCGGCTCGATAGTCGCAAAATAATGTGACCGGGCGAACGTGCGCGCGCTTCTCTACAACTTGCAACCATTCGCCGCACCTCTGAACCGTAATTTTTAGTTCATGCGACCCCATCCATTCTATGCAGTCATACTTGATATAATCAAAGTCACTTATTTTTGGCACCTCGTAGCCTAGCGCCTGAACGCGCCTATATATTTCCTTTTTTCCTAGATACTCATATTTTGGCATAATACACCCCCCTAATTATAACAAGCCTTAATTATTGGGCTTATATAGTTTTCGTGCTGTAGATAGTTAATAAAAGCCGTCCGGCGGTATTCTTTGCCGCCAATAAGCGCAGTAACATCGTCACACGTGCCATGATCTGCGGCAGCTCTAAAAATGTCTGTTATTGCTTTACGTGTGGCGCGCTCGCTTGCCTGATAGCCTAATACATCCGTATACTTGCCATTGTAGCGCGCTTTTATTTCACACTCTACAGCGTCAAGCGTGGTTAGTTCGTTATCGTTCATCCATCAACCCTCTTTTCTATTCGTGCATGGTCTATAAGCTGTTTTTTGACCTTTTCGCGGTCTGTCGTGCGTTAATCTGTTTTTATTAGGTGTAAAATAACGCAAATCACCCATATAAAGCTAATAGCCGGAATCGAACCGGCTTGAAAATCCCTTGATATTAGCTATTATAATAACTCGCGCTCAATCTGTACATCGGTCAACTGCTCTAGGGTGTCAACGTATACACAGGCCTCTTTGCAGTCTGTTATAATACATGCAGCAGTGCGCCCACTTCTGCAAGTGCAGATGCTAATAGTATCATCCGCTAACCATTCTTGTATGGTATCCTCGCTCTCTGCTACATCATAATAGCCTAACAGCTCCAACGCTGTTTTGACTGCTTTTCTTTCTTGATTTTGTAATTCCATCTTTCTACCTCCATATCCTTTTATTTGCTCCTTTTTAGGGTAAAGCAAACTTTGCTTAATTTGCTAAAATCTGACGAGCTGTATTAAATACATAAAGCCTATTGAAAGAGTGACGCTTGAAGTCTCCATTTTCTGCAATTGTGCGCCCGATATTTTCATATTTGAGACTTACAACCATTAAGTATTTCTCTAACAGCTCATCCGGGCATTTTAGGCACTCAATAGCGTTTTCTATTGTGCTTTTATTACTATTACAGTGTATGCCCTCAATATGTATTTCTTTTTTCTTTTGCAGTTTGTCAAATTCTTTCAATAATTCCGCTTTTGTCATAAAATCAACCATCCTTTCATGTTGTGCCCTGTCTCATCGGTGCAGGTGGGGCAGTTCCTGCAGACGGCGGAAGCTTCCGCCGTTTCAACTTAATTTTTCATTGCACAACCCGTCCAAGTTTTACAAATTGTACCGTTACAACTTATACCGCATTTTTTACAGCTATAACACATGGTATTTAAATCATTATAATAAATGTTATATGCTTCTTGTCTTTCCGCCTGTCGCATTGCAAGAACTCTTTCAAATGCTCTTTTTACAGCCGGGAGAACACAAGTGCCGCCTTTAATTGCCTTAGCAAGTACCGCCATTTCTTCAGCTGTCTTATCGTAAATGTGCGAAATGATATTATTAAATTCTTTAGCTGAAATATTAAGTTCTCGTAAATCCTGCTCATATGTTCTCATATGTTTCCCCTTTCTAGTCTGCCATCATCAGCACCGGGAGACCATCCCACGGTGGACACTCCAAAGTTGGAGTGTTTCGGCTATGCTATTCTAACAACTGCATTTTTAATATTTGAGAAGTGGAAAAGTTCCCCGGTTTCAATATTCTCAAATATTACAGATGGCGCAAAGGTTTCAAATGGTGCAAACGCATCACCCTTGCAAGTGTTCCAATCAATTCCAAGTTTTCCGGCTTTTTCGTACACACAAAAAGTCTTGCCATAGTTTCTGGTTTTTATTTCTCTGTTGCTCGTATCATATAAATGCACCTTAATCATATCGTTTGTTTTCATATTTAAAACCTCTCTTTCTATCTTTCTAACTCTGCTGCAATCTCTGCATACTCACGGCATTTAGTGCGCTTGTAAGGGCATTTGTTGCAGTCATCCTCATACGCTTTGCATACTGGCGTAAGTTCTTTTTCAAGCTCCTCAAGTCTTTTTTTTAATGTTTTCATTTTTCGACCTCTTTTCTTTGGTGCTGATTTATTTGTTGATATTATAATACACTAATTAAGCACTAATAACAATTGACATAATATACAAAATTAGGCACTAATGTTTATATTGCTTTTGTGCATTATGATTAAGCACTAAAAATGTATTGATATTAAGCACGTTTTATAATATAATGATATAAATAAATGTAGAGAAGAGGTGTACTAAATGGATAATATAAAGGAAATACAGGCGCAGAAAAATCGTGAAGCCGTCAAAAAGTGCATGAAGAATAAAGATAGAATAAATATTATTCTGCCTTTGGGCACAATAGACAGAATAAACGCATACGGACTTAAAACAAGCGCTTTTGCCCGCGAACTTATTTTATCGGAACTTGACAAAATGGATAGAATGAAGAAATAACTATGTTGCATATAAGGCACTAATATATAGTGGTAAGGGTGTAAAATGACAAAGCAAGAAATAACTGCAAAAATATCGCAACTCATCAACTACAATGTTAATAAAGAGGGCATAACCTGTAAAGAGCTTGCAGCACGAAAAAAATTAAATTACAAATCGATTAACGCATACGCCAACGGCTCGAGAATACCGCGCTTGCGTAATTATATCATAATATATGCAATGTTTGCGGATAATTTGACGAGGCGCGACGCGGAAAAAGCAGCAAGCAAGACAATTAATAGTTTTCTTGATGAAATTGCAATTTTATTTTCAAAAGGCTATAGATATGCGGATTTTGAGCAGATAACAGGAATCCCGGACGCAATTTTTTATAAATATAGGAAAAGGCTAGTTAAAGACGTATCATTATTGCACGCGATAACTATAATTGAGTGCTTTAATCTAAATTTTAAAATCCCAGGTTTAATTAATTAGGCACTAAAATATTAAAAAGGTATTGACATATTAAGCACTAACTGTTATAGTTATGTTGTAGCAAAGAAATAGTTTAACAAATGAGGTGAGGAAATGAAATTATACTTTTACATTTTAGACGCAGACAGCAGCAATCCTAAAGGCCTATACGTTAAGGAATGCGAAGCGGAAGAGAAGCCAAAGACATATAAGGCTGTCAAGGGTTCTTTCCCTAACTACTATAGCGCAGTAAGGAAAGATGAAGTTGGACAAATAAAATGTGATTGCATGGTCCTTGCAGAGCCTAACTTTGAGTATGCAAAAGAAAAATTCAGGATTAGGGCAGAACGGGCGATTGCAGACAAGTTAAAGAGAATTGAAGAGCTCAAGGCTGAGTTAAAAATAATAAATGAAAGCGAGGTATAAAGAGTATGAGAAAATTTAAAGTTGGTAAATATTACACACCAGCCACAACACCAAGTATAGAGCCACTAAAATGTGTTAGTAGCGCGGATTTTTACGTCACATTTTACGACAGCGAAAAAGGCGAATATATAAAGGCTAAGAAGGGAGCGGGCGCGATTTACTCTGGGGATGTCTTGGAGTTTGAGCAATGCAACGTGTACGGCTATTTGCTCCGCGCGATTGATGATTAAAATTAAATATTGCTTTTTCAAAAAGTCGGTTTTTGTGACCGGCTTTTTTATTGCAAATTTTGGGAAATACGAACCATGTGACAACTATACCAGGCATTTCTTTTTTGAGCTACTCAAGGCTTATTTTTTTGCAACTTTAAAATTTATAGAGTGGAAAAATAAACAAGGAAATTGATAGTTGTATCCAAAATGTATACATGATGTATACAACTTGTATCCAAAGTGTATCCGTAGTATAGGTAAGGTAAGTATAGTATATATATAAATAAAACCTAACGGTTTTATAGATGTGTATATTATTATTAAACCCCTTTATTTTTATTTATTTATATTAAACAAGAAAATATAATATATAATATATAATATATAATATATACAT